GGCTGGATAGCGTCTGAAACCTTGCCGTCATACTCTGCGTCGATCCAAGAGATCGCACCGGCCCGGATGTCGGCAGAACGAACCACTTCCGCGATCGCGGCCAGCGGCGGATCGATGGACTTCTCACCGGCTTCAAGGATGATCCCGGCCATGGCCTGCGCCAATCGAGCGTCGGGAAGGGAGACCATTGCAGCGGGTGAGAAGGCGTAAGGCGATCCCGTGATAGTGTGCCACCGGGGCACGACATACGGGAAAATGGGGAGCGACGTTTCCTTGAGGATGTGCTGGTTGTCGCTGTCGAGGTAGAGGCAGACGAAAGGATGCTTGCTCTTGCCGATCTTCTTGCCCTTACCGTCCCGAGAGATCAGGTCATACTCTTCGGCCGGCATGACGATGGTGCGGACGTTGAACTCCTTGCCGGGCTCTTTCTCGGCGGCCTTCTTCACCGTGGCGTGGACGTTCTTCGATCCGAACCGAGCCACCATGGACCGGGCCGACATCTTGCCCCGTTCGTGAAGGTGGTCGATCTCCTGCACATCGTTTTCGAGGATCGCGATGTTCTTGGGGTGGTGATCCTTGAAAATGATATGCTCGCGGCTGGGCGCTTCCTGCACGGATAGGATGGCATAGCCGAACGCCGCATAGTCGTGGTCGGCTCGCTTTGTCGCCCGGACGAACTTGCACCGGGCGTCGTAGAGCCGGGTGCGGTGGGTCTTCGTCAGGTATTCGAGATAGGCGGCGTTCTCCGGCCTCTGGTCCCGATCTTCGCTCAGTGTCGAATAGGCGAACCACGGCTTGTCCTTTGGGCGGAGCATGGCCGATAGGTTGTTGCCCAACTCCCGGCGCATCATCACCGGGTAGCTGTCCATGAGATGCTCGGCGTACTCCTGGCCAAGCGATAGGTCGCGCGTAAAATCCGCCCGTTCCGGGTAGAAGTTCTCTGCGATCTCTTGGTTCAGAGAATCCAGCGGGGCTTTTTTTGAGAACAGAGCGTCCCCAATCCCGCAGAGTTCTTTCGCGCGCGCATCGCCTGCCATGGACTTTTACTTTCCGAGAACGGTGCCAGCGTAGGCGGGAGCGCCGGCCGAGAGGTTCGTGGACTCGCGGCCCTTCGTTGCCATCTCGGTTGCCACGCGCTTCTTGCGGGCTTCGACGGCTTCTTTACCTTCGGGGTCCGGCATCCGCTGTGTCGGCTGGACTGCGGGCATTTTCGGCTTGAACATACTTGCCATCTGCTATCTCCTTCTGGACTTGTAGGGGCTGGTCTTAGTGGTGGCGAACACCTGTCGGCCTTGGCTTGCTGACGATGACATCTGTCGTTTCACGGCGATGTTTCCTTCGCTGTACGCCATGACAACCGCATCGCCTTTGCCAGGGGATCGGCCAAGGCGAATGCGCAAATCTTCTTTGCTTTCAAGGATGATCCCGCGAGGCCCAACCTCGTAAGTTGGCGCGGCGAGATCGGCGCGTAGCTCAGGATCCGGGGGCAAGGCGATGGGTGAACCACCCTCTTGATCAGGGTCTAATGCTTCGCGAAATTTCCAGTATGTCTCTGCCCGCTTGTTGACGAAACCAAGCTGGCGGTCTTTGGTCTTGCTTCCCGTCGCGCTCGCCCCGTTGAACGCGAGGAACGGAATCGTGTTGTCTTTCAGACGAAGCGTTACCGCTCCGCCGTATCCACCACCGACATCGACCACGACGGCTGCGTTGTCGCGCCGATTTTTGATGATCGTCGCCGCCGAGGCCGAACCGTCCGCCGTTTCTGCTCCGGTCACAGAGACCAGTTCAGCGTACCAATGCCCATGACGACGGGCCAATTCGGCGGCGTCTTTCCCACCACCAGCCGGATCGTATCCGATCGCGGTCATGGCGAAATCTTTCCACCCGTCTGGCTTCCAACGGTTTTGCGCTTCGATGATCCATTGCGTCGGAATCACCTGCCACGCTTGGTCTCTTAGGCCAGCGTCGAAGCGCCCTTCCTTGTACGCTGCCCGAAGCTCGGGCGGCAGTGCCGCAAGGGTCGCCGCGTAGTTGGTGCGTGCCAAATCCGGGTTATCCGACAACTTGGCCGGGATGAACGTCCGAGACTTGGCGCGGATCATTTCCCCGTCCACAAGATGCGGGCCGGGTCCGTCAACCTCAGTGTCCTGCCCCCCGATTGTAGTGAACCAACGCAACTCACCGGGCTTGGCCGGTCGCGGGTGTGTCGGATCAAGCCACGGAGCCCAGTATTTGATAACCCACAACCCGGCTGCCGTTGTCGGCGGGTTTCCCGCGCACACAATGCGGCAGCGCTGGTGCTGGTCTGCTGATCGGTTCCACGTGTTAATGAAGCGGAACTGAGTTTCGCTAAAGTCTGAAATCTCGTCCCAGCAAATCAGATCGTGTGGTGTGCCCTTGTATTTCTGCTTGTCGTCCTCGTGCTGCACCCCGCCGATGTCGATCACCCGACCATCAGGAAAGCGCCATGTGTTGTCCTGTCCGTTCCACCCATCACGGTGCCCCAGGATCTCCACGAACCGCTCAATTAGCTTTGATGCTTCCTTGTTCGTCCGGCGCAGCAAAAGCGCTCGTCTGTGCTTAGTCAGCGACAATCCAACGAGTACGTCCGTTTTTCCTCCGCCAGCGCTCCCGCCATAGAACAGTTCATCCGCCTCGCTCTCCACGGTTGAGAGTTGCGGGCCAATGTTTGGTACCCACACGGGGGCCGACTTCATTCTCGCAGCATCAAGCTCTTTGATCTTATCGGGTGGCAGAGCTTCAAGTTTTGCGAGAATTTCGTCTAGCAGCATTGACCTTGTTCATATTGAGAGGCGTCGTAAGCGCCTCCTCAACTGTCCAACCGTGGAGCAGTCGGGATTTCACGGACTTGTACGGGATACCGGCCGCCTCTGCCGCCTCGATCAGTGGCATTGAGCGACCATCAAACTCAACAATACGATTGTTCCGTCTATTGCGGGCTTGCTCCGTCCATGTCGCCCACCGCACATTTCCCGGCTCGTAGTGACCATTGCGGTCTATGCGATCCAGAGAATGCTTCTTAGACGGACGCGGCCCGACGTGAGCAAAGAATGCTGCGTAATCGTTCTGCCACTCAGCGCACACTCGAATACCCCGACCTCCGTACCATTTGTACGCGGGGTTCTTCGGGTCACTACAGCGAGAACGAAACCCTTCCCAAACCTTCCACTCAGGCGCTTGGCTTCCGTCTCGGCACCTACCGCCGTGCTTGTATGTCAGGCGCGACATGCGGTCGGCACGAAAGCATCCGCACGAGAACGTCGTCTTTCCCAGGGTCGGTCCAGAGGTTTCAATCTCTGTCCCGCAATCGCATTTGCAAAGCCATCGAGATACGTGGCCAGGACGACCCAGATACCCCAGAACAGTCAACCGACCGTGTTTAGTGCCGGTCAGGTCTTTGAAGCGCTTGCTTTTTGGGATAGGCAATAGTTCGGGCATGGGCACCTCCTTACAGGTGTTTGTGTCAAGAGCGCCGTCGCGAGGACCAGTCGCGGCGGCGTTCGCATTTTACTCGATCGTTCTGACTTCTGGAACCGTAATAAGCTGCAACGCGATCCACCGCGCCAGAGCCAACTTATCGACAGACGATACTTCAATCGGACCCCCACCCGGCCCACTGATTTCCTTAGACACCCGCTCTTTCCAGTTCACGGGGTCGCGGTTCGTGAGCCACATCTTCTGTGCGCCAACATCGGGCGGCACGTGTTCCTTGTATGGGACGATCAGCGGCGTACCGTCCGACTGCATGATCTTGACGGAATCGTAGGTGTATCCAACTGCCCGTTCGTAGAGGCTAAACCCCACCCGTTCATCGGCAATTTCACGGGCCACCTTAATTGCGGCACCAAATGCTTCGTGCAAAGCCATCCAGCGATAGATCGTCCATCGAGCAACGCCGAGAATATCGGCCACTTCTGCGATAGTCGCTCCCCTTGCACATGCACTGGCGGCAATGTCACAATATGACGGGTCGTATTCTGTCGGCCGACCGGCAGTCACAGGTGGCTCAAGTGGCGATGCGTCCTTCGTGATCTTCTCGCCTTTGGACCGTTTCTCTGCCCGCTTTGCTGCGGCTTTGATGTCGTCCTTTGACATCCGCTTTTTGGCTAACCTTGCCATGGTTGGTAGTTCCCCTCGTGATGCACCGAAAACCGCCCCAGGATTTCTCCTGAGGCGGTTCGGTTGTATGTCACGGGAGGGCCTTCACCTACGCCGCGACGGACTGAATGAGACTTGGGGCGAACTCACCGAAGTATCGGTGCTCGGCATCAAGACGTGCCGAGATCGCTTGCTCCTTGTCCTTGAAGCGACCAAGCATCAGATACTTGTCGCCTACCCGGATGCGGGCAACCCAGCGAGTGCGGGCGGCGTCATAAGACACCCCCGTCACACCACTCTGGTTGTCCGCTCTGCGGCTTTTGTTACGGCAGTTGTCAATCCAAGTTGCCGCCCGAAGGTTGGCAAATCGGTTGTCGCTGCGCTGACGGTTCTTATGGTCAACAACGGCTATTGGCCACTCGCCGGTAATATACAGCCAAGCCAGCTTTTGAGCCGGGATAGCCTTGCCGTCGATGCCGATAAAAACGTAACCGTCCGTTTCCCTTACGAAACCCGCAACATCACCAGGGTACACTCGTCCGCCGTGAGCGCGGCGCTTGACCTTCCACGTGAAGATGCCCGTCTCCGGGTCATAAGCCAGTAGTTCGGTCAAACGCTCGCGAGTTACCATTAGGCGTTCGTCAGTGCTGTTGACGAGATGATGGTGCGGCCGTTCGGGAGGATAATACCGATGTAAGCCGCCTCGGTGCCTGTATCCGTCCAAGTGAGATCGCAATCCCCATCTGCTTCGGAGGTTGCGAGGAACAGTTTCTTTGCGACGACCGCAAGAAGCGCGCCGTCAGTGCCGATTGCAATGCCGGTGGAACCGCCCGTAGCCGCGAAGGCTGTACCAGCAGCATCCAGAAACACGGCGACCCAGAAGGACGTAACTTCGTTCACGTCATTACCCAGCGCGTCCTTCAGCTGTATGGTGATGGCGCGGACGTCGGCGGCTTCTGCACCAACGGTGATGGACGCATCGGCGCAGCGAGCCGTGAGATCAAGAGCGCCACCCTTAGCCACAAGGTTGCCGCGAGTGCCGCTGATGCCCAGAAGGCGACCGGCGAGGGATTTAACAGACATGGTGCTATCTCCAGATTGCTAGAATTGTTTGTTGCTTGTGGAGGTACGCGGGTTACGAGATCGGCCGGACAATCAAGTTCAACGTGCGTGCTGCTGCCTGAGTGACCGGCACCCCAGCCGTCCCAGAGCGAATCTGGATGAATCGCAATGGGTGGGTCAAGGACACCGGGAGCACGATGAAACGAGAAGCGCCCACCTGAAGGGTGAACTCCGTATCGCTGTTCTCGTACACGGGATTGTACGTGCCGCCGTCCGTCGTTGCGGCGACGAGCGTAATGTCGGCGGCAGTCCATGCGGCCGGGGTGACGATGCCGACCAGGGTATAGCCGGTGAGATCGATAGTGCCGGAAAGGCTCTGGTTGATCGCGATCGTCACGTCGATGGTCTTGACGGCGGCCGAGACCGGGGCGTCGGGCTTATGAGCGGCCATTGGAGCCTCGCTTGATGTTGCGGTAATGGTTGCGCCGGGCGGCGCGGGAAGTAGCCTTGGTGCAGATCCCGGAGAAGCAACCCTTGGCGTATTCCCGAGAGGGCAGGAACCACATCTGAGGGGTGATTTCCTTCAGTTCGAGGGTAAATCCGTGAGCCAAGGTGTTCTCCTGAGTTTAGGTGGCGGCGACTTACCGGGGCGAGGGGGTCGGCAAGCCGCCGCCCATGCCGCTGCGGTGAATGAGGACCGGCCGCGCGTGCATGTTCTGGTGTTTCAGTGGTTGGTGGGCTCGATCCAGCGGCCAGTCTGCTTAAGCTCTGCGATGGCGTTGCGGTCGAGAACGAAGGTGTAGGCGTAGAACTTCTCATCCCCGGCGATCTTGCGCTGGAAGATGAAGGCCAGCTTTCCCGTCCCAGGCTTCCCCACCCGATGGTAGGCTTGGATCAGGATGTCACCCTGATCAAAGCTGATGGGCCGGAGCGCCCCGGATTTGATGAAGGCGTCGGCGGCCTTGGTCGACGCGATCTCCATGAACGGGGTGTCGAGCCACCGCTCGAACGGCTCGACTGAGAACGGGTCATCCAGTCCGTCGAGCTTTTCACCGAGGATGCGGTTCAGAGACATGGGGCTCCAATGGAATAGGACCAGGGGAAGGTTGCCCCTCCCCTGGGTTAGCGCGGTTGCAGGTTGTGACGGCTCGCTGGTGGTTACGGCGGCGCTTGGAGGTGCTGTATGTGGCGCAGCACACGGTCAAACGGGGGGCCATAGGTCAGCGACAGGTGTCCATCCATGCAAAACCTCCTGTGAAGGTACGCGCACAGGTGTCGCCGGGGATGGTTGGTCCGGCTATGGGGGTGTCAGGAATGCGACAACGATACATCCGAACAGAGCTGCAAAAGCCAAAACCACCACGATCAACTCGTAGGCTTCTGGGGTCATCGGCGGGCGCTCATATGTCCGGGGATGAAGAGATAAATCGGCCCGTTTCCTCACCTCGCAAAGTCCCGGTACGCAATGGGGTGGCGTGGGTGTCGGACTGCGGTGGGGTCGTGGCCGATGCAAAAAGCGCCCGAGTCGGATGGACCCAGGCGCTAATTCGGATGTTCGTCTTTTAGGGTGATTTGCCTCGAAAGTCTAGTGGGTTAAAAAGTCAAGCCTCTTTTTTCAAAGCCCGGATTTCCCTAGCGATCCAGGCTCCGTCATTTCGCCCACCGGGATCATCGCACTTGTCCGCCACCTGTGCCGCCCTCTCATAAGCTGCTGCCTCTACTTCACGGAGCGCGGCGGCAATGACTTCGGCAGCTTCCAACTTAAACAAAAACGGATCGCCGTCATCGTCAATGCCTAGTAGGTCATTGTTGAGTTGCCGCACGATCTCCCTAGCCTTGTCCGAGCGAGTCATTTGCTCACGCCTCCCCGAAAGCTGACCGGCATCTCTGAGCTAAACGTAACCCCCGACGTATCGAGCGCATACTTCTCAGTAAGATCCTTGTGCCATCCACCAAGCACCAACCTGTGAGCGCGGGCGAAATCCAAAAGCATCTGCATCCCCTCTGCGCTGTCTAATCGCGTTGTGCTTGGATCGATCATGGCTCCACCTCTGGGGGAGAAGGTAGGGGCATCCAGTGGGTGGCGTGAACCTGCACAGAGTAGGCGTCCGTCACTGTTGCACTCCAAGCGCCACCGCCAAAACTGCCAACGACGATCGCGGGAAAGCCCCACTTTCCGTTGATTTCACCTTCAGGCTCCCCGAACAAAAGAACCTCAGTTCCGTCTTTTGGTGCTGTGTCGATTGCCTACCACGTCATCGCTCGTCTCCCACCGTGACCGTGTATTTGGCTGGCATCATAATAACCCATGCCGAGACATGCTTCTCTGCCTCTAGCGCCTCTTGCACGGTCTCGAAGTCTTTTGGGTGCCACCCCTCGTATCCGTAGTCTAGCCACAGAGTAACCGGGCCTTTCGGCTTCTCCGACATGCTGCCCCTCCTATTCGTATCCGTGCCACCCGACATTCTTGCGGGCCATGTCTCGGAGCCGCCCTAGCTCTAGCTGCTCATCGGACGTTAGACCCTCCGGCCCGTCCTCGGGCTGCCCCTTGTCTCCCAGATAGTCCGTGCCTTCATTGACAATGAAATGCTCGATCAAAGCCACGATCATGCCGGGGTAGTTCATCGCCGCTTGCCCTTCTGCACTTCCATGGGCCACGGCTCTAGCTCGATCCCCAGCGCCAAAGCCCGCATGACTTTGCGCACCGGCACGGGCGGGTCATAGGCCCCAGCCTCGTATGCCTGATAGTTCCGGCCGGTCACGCCGATCCGGTGTGCGGCTTGCTCTTGGGTCAAGCCTAGCGTCTCGCGCCACTGTCGAACTGGATTGGTCATGGATTGCATATAAACACCCCTCGGCACGAAGTCACTTCACGAAAATGTGATAATTGTTACAGCTAAAACGCCGTTCAGCCTATTGCAACACGAAGAATCTTCGCGTAGTATAATAAGTGAAGGCAGCAGGGATCGACGCGAGATCTGGCCTACCCCGCCGGCAAGTTGCGAAATTGGTCCCAACCGGAACTGACGCGGAAACGCGGTGAGCCTTCAACCCCTCGGGAAACCGACCGGGAGCCGATAGCAAGGCTGCTCGGTGAAGTCTCGATGGAAAACTATCGGAACGCCTCAGTGGACGGCAACCAACCACTGGGAGAATGAAAATGGCATTCAAGGTTACGCTCAACAATTCGGAAGGCAAGATCGGAGAGAAGATCGTGGCTACCGAAGAGGAAACAGTCGGCGCGGTGCAGGATCTTCTGCGCATGGCTCACGTCCTTGTCTCTGGCGACAGCATCACTGTCACAGAGATTGACGAGTAACCCCCGGCCGCCGTAGCGGCCGTCTTCTGAGACGTTCCGAATAAGATACCGCTTCATCGTGCAGCCCACGATGGAGAAACGAAACATGCAGAAGGTGATCGAAGGCAAGTTCGCGGTGAAGGCCATGAAGCCTGCCAAGAAGACCTACCGACTAGGTTCTAGCCCGATGATCTTTGCCCCTGGCGTGGTTGCCTGGGCAAAGAATGGGTACGGCTTCAAGCGTGATCGCAAGAACATGCTGGAAGTTGTGACCACTGGCTGGAGCATCCCAGAGGACGCCGCCAAGGCGCTTCTTTCGGGAGCCGCGCCCTTCAAGATCGAGGGTGAGGTTGTCGTGTTCGAGGCATGAGACGGGACAGCCGGGCAACCGGCTGCACCATGAAGCGGTATCTCTCGCTGATATGACGCAGCGGTGTGGGTTTATCGAGTTTATCGAGTTTATCGAGTTTATCGAGTTTATAAAGTTTCGATAAACCCCATCCCCTGCGCCAAATACGCAGGCATAAAAAGTAGAGGCCGAACACGGGAGCAACCGTGCCGGCCTCGGTTTGTGAGTCCATCCCATCGTCTAAATGAAAGGAACCACGAAATGTCTACTAACATGCAATGGCGTGTCCCGCCAGTAGCGTGGGGGGTGATCTCCCTGGCAATCATTGCCGAGGCAGTATCAAACTCCCTACGAGCCTACGGGCTGGGGACGCATCTTGAAAAGTTCACGGTTCACTATCAGGGCTATGACGTGTCCATCGCGGGCGCGGTTCTGGTCCTGGCAGCTTGCGCCGTGACCTTGACCCAGGCCCGCGCGGCTTGGGTAGCCCTGACCCCTATGGCCCCCATGCGCCAGCGCATCGTCGCTGGTGTGGCGGCGGTCCTACTTCTCTCAATCTCGATCCTGGCCATGTCCTCCCACTTGCTGGAAGCGCAGCGTGCCAAGGTTGCAGATGAGGGCGGGCAACGGACGGGCTACGACGTGACCCTGGCCGCCTACGAGAAGGCCAAGGTTGAACTCGACACCCTCGCCGGGGTCCGCACCATCGAGGCCGTCAAGGCCGCGCTGGACGCCGCCCCGGTCACGCGCACGGTGTTTCGCCGGACGGCGGAATGCACGGACGTAACCCGCGATGACAGCTTCAAGGATTGCCGCCCGGTCCTCGATCTTCGCCAGGAGATGGCGAAGGCGATCCGCAAGCGAGAGTTGGAGCCGGAAGTCGCCCGCCTTGGAACGGAACTGGCCGGGATGACCCGACCGGAGAAGGTGGCCGAGACGGAGGAAGCGGTGGCAGGGCTCTGGGCCTGGATCATGGGCCTCGGTACGGTCTTCATTGCCACCTTTGGCTCTGCCCTTTTTGCGAGGGTTGAGACGGTGACACCTGTTCCAGCGAAGGCTGACACCCCTCAACAGGTGTCGGACGACACTGGTCAGTCAGACTTTTCGGCGGTTAAGGAAGCGGTCCTTGGGCCGCAACCGGTGCCGCCTGGGTCTGGAAAGAAGCGCCGCAAGCGTAAGGACAAGAACGAGCGCGCCACGGAAGCCATCCGAGCCTACACGCTCAAGAATGGACATCCCCCGGCGTTCTCAGTTGTGATGGGCAAGTATCGCCTGCCACGCGCGACGGCCAGCCGACTGCGCAAGGAAGTCATGGCTGAACTTGGCGTTGCCGCCTAAGACCTCACACCCCCGTCTGGGAGACCGGCCGGGGGTGTTTTTGTATCTGGAGCGGCGTCGTTAGTGCCTTTTCCACCGACCAACCGCGCTTCAGCCGGGACATAATTGACCGGCGCTCAATCCCTATTTCAATAGCCCAAGCCGCCAAGCATTGCCGTTTGCCCCCGCATTCAAGGATGCGGTTGTTGGTGCGGTTGCGAGCTTGTTGACTGATATTAGCCCACCGGCAATTTTCCGGCGAATAATCACCACCGTTGTTGATCCTATCCAAACTAAGTCCTGGCGGGCAGTCTCCCATGTCCGCCCTAAACTGTTCGTAAGAACTTCTCCACCGCTCACACACTCGTATCCCGCGCCCTCCGTAGTTTACGTAACTCTTGTTGCTAGGATTTTCGCACCGCTGGATCATCATACTCCACACAGCGTAGGGATTTGTCCGCGACATGCCGTGACTGATCGGTTGATTGATGATCTCGCGGTGCAAACAGCCACATGACTGCGAATTACCCTTACTCAGATTGGTGGCCAGAACATTTTTTGATGTGCCGCAATCGCAGTAGCAGAGGTATTTAATTCCATGGCCCGGCGCAAACACCTTTCGAACAGCCACCAGCCGTCCGAAACGCTGCCCCATTAGAGATTTGTGTTTAGTCATTGTTCAGTCAACAACCTGTTTCACGTGAACCAATGCCCTTAAATGACGACGCCCTCCGGCAATAAAACCGGAGGGCGTATGCGCTCACGTTCGGTGCGGATCGGACGGTGCTGCAAGGTTGAAAGGCTAAGTGATTTGCGCGACGCGGGTCAAGCGAACCGATTGGCGATCCCCAGCGCCTCAGTCTCGAACAGTTCGAGCGCCGTCTTCTGCGCCAACATGCAATCGCCAGAGACAAGTGCGCCCTGCGGGAGAAAGCACCAGCCGCACGCCCGGTTGCCGCTGGCGTCCAACTCCGTAATGTTCATCTGCCGACCGTGCCGGATGCGGTACGTCTTGCCAGTCTCTCCACCCTTCACGTCAAAGTGCTTGTTCTTTTCGTAGCTGGTCAACTGTTCCGGGGTGAGGTTTTCTTTCAGGAGTTCAATGCCACGGGCTTGGGCTTCTTTCGTGCCGACCTCGGGGTTGAGGTTCGCGATTTCGTCAAGGATCATCCGGGCCGGAGACCGCCCGTACGCGAAGGCGTCACGCCACGCATCTTGCCACGGATTGCGCGCCCGGAAATCCCCCAGCCTTTGCAGGGCTTCCAGGGCGATCTCGTAGCCTGTTCGCTCACCGGATGGGGCCGGTTCGACATTAGACGACATCGTGCCAAACATGGCCTGCATCAAGTGTTCGTCTACCCGGCGAGACATGCTGCGCACGTGCCGGTCAACGATCTCTTGACGGTGCCGGACTTGAGTGGCGGTCTCCGGTCCTAAATCCTCGTCCCGCATGATGAACGGGGATGGAACGGCGTGAGCGTTTAGGGCGTGGTCTCTGACCTCTAGCCAAGCCCGCTGCCTAATCTGGTAGGTTTCAAAGTCGGGGGCTGTGTTTATCGCGCTCCGCGCCGCCCGCTCCATCCGTTGCATGTAGTGGTCTTCGTAAACCCGCGACCACAAATCGCTGATCGCGAATCTTTGTCGACCGCTGGGCGGCCCCACGCCATAGGTCCGAAACAGGCTTTCGCGGTGAATGCTAGTGCCGTAGTCCCTGACGCCTCCGTCCGGCATTCGGAACGGGACAACCATCCGATACTCATCGCGCATCAAATCGTATTCTGCGATCGCTTCCCCGGTCGGATGGGGCGGGTCATTGTCGCCCGCCTCATCCAGTACCCGGTGAAACATATCCCGCAGATAATGCGCGATCAGGTTGTCGGGGGCGTGCAGCAATCACCCACCCATAAGAGCCGGGATAAACAGCACCGTTTCGACGTTCGGATCGAAACCCTTCATCAGAGCCCCAGGATTGCCGCCCTGGCCGGGTTTGGCTGCCCGGTATCCTTTGGCCGTCAGTTCTTCGAACCGCTTCATGGCGTCGTCCATGGACACCACGTCGGCCTTGTCGAACACCTGTTCTGAGTGTCCGGTCTGATCCATGATCTGAAACTTCATTGCTCGCCTCCTGTCAGAACAAATCGCCTTGGTTCTTTTTATCAGCTTCGGCCCGTAGCTTCTCGTACTTTTTGCGCTCGGATGCCGCCCTCGCCTCTTTGTCCATATCGGATTTCAGCCGGGGCTCGTCGCGCACATAGTCCCACACCCACTCTACCGTCTTTCCATCGGCACCCTTAAACTTCATGCCGCCGTAGAGCTTACAAATCCGCCGCAGCCCGGCCATGGTGCCCCTCCAATGCCGCCATAAGAATGCTGATCGAGCGCCGGTAGCGGTCCACAATGCCCCTCTCCCCCTCCGGTAGCTTTGCGATCCTATCCGGGTGGGAGTTGTGGATGTTGTCTGCCAGCTTGATCCGTATGAGATCGTGATCCCCAGAGGCCGCGATCGAGCGTATCCAGTCCATGTAGGTAGGGCGCGGGCCGGTCGGCCGGGACAGCCCGACAACCAAATCGACCGTCCTTTCGCTGTACCCCGCGACGATCAAATCTACTGCCGTGACATCTGTATCCTCGATCACGTCATGCAAGAGGGCGGCGTGTAGCTCGTCCTCTGTGGCGTCCGGGTGCATCCCTTGAAGGATCTCCATGACCGCTACAGGGTGATGCCAGTATGGGGCACCGCTCTTGTCCGTCTGTCCGGCGTGAGCTTTTTGGATGAATGCCTTGGTGTCGTCGATCGTCAATCGATGTTTCCTTTTGCCTTTTCATTATTGGTCTCAAGCCATGCGTTGCACAAGTCGAGAAACGTAAATGGCGACAGCTTGTCCCGTAGAAGGTGCCACCTGTCTGCCGCTTGCTTGTAGCCATCATCCACCACCCGCACCTGAGAGATATAATCCTCGGCTGCGGCCTTGAGGGTGAGGACGTATTCGCGCTCTGTCATTCTGCGGCTTCTTTCTTGGCGTATCGCGCCGCTAACACCTTCATGCACTCAGCAAGAACGATGAAGCAGGACGCCGCGCCAAGCCCTATGATCGTGTGGATAAGCTGCTCAGAGAAGCGATACCCGAGCGGAACCCCGAGCGCGGCTACGGCCATGTGCAACCACCCCACTATCAAGCAAAGCCATGCACCGAGCCCGAGCAACTTACCAAGAAATCGATCCGAGATCATTCCGCTGCCTCCCTCACTGCCGATCTAATAGCCGCCTCTCCAAGCGGGGTGTCGGCTAACATGCCGAGCGCGTGCATGTAGACATCCAAGATCGATTGTTCCTCTTCCCGCTCTGCCGATGACTTCCGACGCATCATCACGATCTTGCGGATCGCCTTCACGTCGAATCCTATGCCCTTGGCTTCTAGGTACTTGTCGCGGATGTCAGCGGCGAGCGCCTTCTTTTCCTCTTCGAGCCGTTCGATCTGCTCGATAAACTGCCGGAGTTGGGCTTGGGTTGATGCTTGTAGGGTCATGGTTGCGGTCCTATGTGATGAGGTTCAATCTCAGGCTCCAATATGCAGGCCACCATCGGCCCCGCCACACACTGAACCCGATATTGTCGGCGTAGATCAGTTCCGCCTCTCCGGGCGGATCATTCAAGTTCTCGCGCTTGTTCCAGTGAAGGGCCAATGTGTATCCATCGCGGAGCATGTCATAGCCGCACCAGATTAGCCCGTTGCGCCACTCCCACCTCACGGTCTCTGCGCCTTTATCGATGCTGCCTTAGCCCTAGATGCGTACCTTTTCTTGCCCTTTGACTTCGCTATAGCGACGTTCTTAGGGAGACGGACTTTCTTTCTGGACCACTGCTTTTCGCTGATGTGGATTTTCATTCTGCCGCCTCGCGTGGCTCATCCGAGAACGGCTGCATCGGCGCATTCGGCTTAGGCCGCCGCATCACATTAAGACCGCCGCTTGTGTAATCCCAATCGTAGGTCCATTCGCCGTGCGCCTTGAGCGTGTCGCCCTCATTCATCATCCGGTGGTCCGTGTATCCAGCAAACCCGCCATGGCGTTGCCATGTGTTCCGAAGGATGTCAGCCAGCGGGCCGGTGATGCCAAACCGCTCGAAATTAATCTCCAGGCTTTTGCCCATGTCGCCGCCCTTGTTGCGAAGACACGCAGCCGCCCAGTCGCAATACATCTCGACCAGATCAAGCAAGTCCATGCCGGACACGCCGTTCGGATAGTGCTCGGGGTGATGGGTGTTTTCGCGATAGTGGTGCTGTAGCGCCGGGCCTAGTGCCGCAAGAGAGGCTTTGTATTCCTCTGACCCATACACCAGCGTCTTGAGCTTCGGCGTCATCTCGTCAAAGATTGGCTTTTCATCGACACCTAGCTTGCTCATGTCGTGACGGATTCCCCGCTCGCGCAACTCGATACAGACAGTCCGCAGCCGCCTAGCGACTTGCGTAATGTGCTCTCGGGTCTCGGGTTCGCTATCGTAGCCCATCAGATCAACCCCTTCTCATGTGCCAGCCATTCCGGCATGGTGATTGTGCCATCGTCGTTGATTTCAATCTGCGACTTGGGAAGCCAGAACAGCTTTTGCTTTCCGTCCAAGTCCATATCTTCGGTGTCGTCTGCTATCCCCACAGCCTTGTCCGTCTGGCGGACAATCTCGCAAGCGATGTCGACAAGATCAGATTTGTAGGTGGTCACTCTGCCGCCTCCCTCAGTTCAACTTCATCAAGGGATAGGACGGTGATTTCCCCACCCGTGTTGCGGTCGAGCTTGGCAGAGATCCGAACCGCTTCCTCTGGCGAAGCTCCCGCGTGCATGGCACCGAGGGCATATCCAGCACCCGACCCGACCGCGAACGGCAGACCGCACGGCGAGAAGTAGGGGGCTTTAGCGTAGCAGCCCCTTACTCCGTCTGGCGAGATCACCACCATTGACCAGTCGACCTCTGGGTAATCCTTGAGCGGGGGTGGCAAACCGGCCCCCTCCCGCACCCAATCGATCAGCGTGTCGATCAGACCTCCCGACCCGGCCACACCGTAGATCGTATCCCCGACCTTCTTGATCTTGAGATACGGAACCATGCCCCTCTCGTCTCCGTAGAGAACCAGGGTATCTGCCGCTACTGTTTTTCCATCTGTTGCGATAGTGGTCACGTCAATGCCTCCGTAAGATACGCGAGCACGGGGTTGTCCTTTTTGATTTCTGCGATCCTGCGATCCATCCACCGCAGTTCACTCTCCATGGCCCGCCGACGCTCGGCCTCGGCTGCCATGCGCGCCTTGCTGACAGGGGATACAGAGCGAAGCCCGTCGATCCGTTGCGCCTCGACATAGCGGATGGAATCGCCAAGTTCCCCAAAGCCTGCCTTGACCTCTGCGCGGTTCTTGATGAGACGCTTGATCTCTTCTTCGGCCCAATTTCCACTGCCTTCGGGGGTAGGGTACCCTGCTGTCTGGTTCACCATGGTCCCCTCATACGCATACTTGCTAGACAGCGTGGAGCCGCCGATCTCCTGTGCAATCTTGGCCGCAACCGCTGGGGCCGCGACTACTGCCGCCGGTGCCGCTTGGATAAATCCTCGCCTCGATAGTTTCATGCCGCCCTCCTTACGATCTGCCAAACCTCTGCCCCAGTTTCATAAGTAGCCACGCTCCACATGACCCCGTTCCGTTTTTCGATCCTAAGTTCTGGAACAGGTGTCTGAACAGGTAGAGGTGGTTCCATCTTTGATGCACGACAGGTGTCACGATATACGATGACAATGAGACACCCGCCAAGGATGATGAGGATCATTAAGCCGGTCATGGCGCAGCAGCCCTCCGCGCTTTTGCCCGTTCACGACGGGCTGCTAACTTCTCGTCGTACTGGTCCGCAGCACACGGGAGACAGAGCCGCTTCTTCTTGTCGACGCCACACCCGCACCGCTCGCATGTCCCGCGCACACGGTTACGTGGCTTCGTTGTGATGTCAGCGATTGAGCCGCTAGGCCGATGTGATCCGCGATCTCGCATCACTCCCCCCTGATAATGCGGTACGGCGGCGGCTTCATCTCTCCGGCTTCTGCGTTCGATAGGATTGCGTACTTCCGGTAAAGAGACGCCATAAGCTCGCCGGTCATAAGCAAAGCGCCAATACTAATCCCTTTGCTCGTGGCCTTATCGCGGATCGAGGGGAACAACATCCGGCCCGCGTCTCCCCACGACACGGTGCGGCCAGAAATCTCAGAGCGCACTTCGATGAGGAGCCAATCAGCCACCCGCTGAAACTTCGCGGGCATCCGCTCGCGAACCCAAAGGTACCTTTCCAGTTGGTCGCGCTGATAGTCAGCAGCGGACCCGAGACCGCCGACGCGCCGACCGGGAACACCGCCCCCCGTTGAATCGTAGTCGATGGTCATCCGCACCCCATCGAGAACGGCTGCGTCCTTGATGAACATGGCAAACGCGATCTCGACATGATCGCCCCATTGCCCGGTGTATTGCTCTACTGGGGGCTTGGTCCGGTAGGCTCTGAGCGGTGCCGCGCCTTTCCCTTGCGGGACGGCTGCCGACGCCATGCCGTGCGCTTCTTTGGCCATGCGCTGCGGTGTGGGGCCGCCTTCGTCGTCGGGGAATGATGGTTTACTCCCGCGCGGGTTGCCAGCAGCGGCCAATCGAGCGCGGGACGCGGCGACACGTGTCGCAGAGTTGGCTACTTCCTCGAACCCCTTGGCGAGCCCATCGATCACCACCTCAGACACATGGCCATTTTCATCCACCCAATACTCGGCTGGATCAGGGAGCTTGGAGTCGTCGTCTTTCTGTGCGGCGGCTTGCTCAAGCCTCCATGCCCGGAAATCTTTTGCGCTCTGCTTGATTTGTTCGGCAGATCGCGGCGGCGGCCGGACGTTGGTTAGATGCTCGCCTGCATTCTTCTTTGCCTGCAAGTGTCGACCGGCAGACGGTGGGGCTTTCAAGGTCATGCTGCTACCTGCTTCTGTTGTGCGAGGTACGCATCGACGTTTTGATGATGGACGGCGAAGGTGACGGCCACTACCCACGGGTTGGCGTTCCAAGCGTCCTCCCCGTTGATGTCATTCCACAAACTTCCGAATGCGAGGCGGGGCGAGTTAAGGCAAACGTATCCCCAGCCCTCTTCAGGCTCCACATCCGGCCAATTCATCGACCAGCCGATTGCGCCCCTGCGCCAAATGTCCGGGCATGGCTTGCCTGTAGCGCCCTCTGCTTTGGCGTCGTCATCGGTGATGTCCTGCAAACGCTCCACCTTGACGCCGGTTACTTCCAAGGTCAGGCGGGACGCGGCGCGCGGGAGATGGATGCCCGGCTTTTTCTTTCTCAGTTCGTGAATGTCATCCGTTGCCGCGTAGCGGTAGTTCCCCAAATGGTCCGTCGCGAACGTCTCGCGCACGTAGAGGAAATTACCCGGCGCATAGGGCAGCTCAAAACCCTTCTGCCCGTTGATGCCGACTGGCACGAACGGCTGGCAGTTGCAGAAGAAAATATCCTGCCGCTTTGCGATCCGCCGCGTCTGCGTCTTGCGACCTTCGATCAGGGCTCGCACCATCGGGCCTGAAAACAGGATCGGTTTCACCTTGCTCACAGCCCCACCCCCACCGACACCAAGAACATGACAACGAGACCCGCGACGATCCCGGCGAAAGCGTACCGACCGTTTACCCATGGGTCTTTTCTGAAACGATCTCCGTGCAAGGCTTCAACCTTGCGCTTCCATGCTTCGTACCGTTCGTGAACCAGATCACGGGTCATGGCGATTACTCCGCCGCTCTGCGCTGCGTTGCCCAGCTACCGATGTCGTAGGGATCGGAAGGATGCGGCTCGCCGTTTGCGTACGGCGAACATCTGGCGGCGATCCTTCCCACGAAATCATCCACATCATCGACACGTGGCAGAGGGGGTGGCGTCTGCGGCGGCCCCATCAGTTGCAGGACTTCCCGCATGGCAGACTGTCTGGCCGCTGCCAGATCGCGCGCTTGGTTCACGATGTTGTCGATTAGGTAACGCTCCACCGTCATGTCTGCCGAGATCGATCCCATGCGGGCGACGGCTTCAAAGTTCTGCCGGGTAAGCTCGTCCAACTGCCGTGAGAAGTGGCGTTTTGTATCTTCGTCCATTGTCATTCCCCTGCCTCGGTTAGTACGCCAGCACGCGCCTTCTGCATTCCCTTCACAAATTCTGCGTGGTTCGCCGCATACCAATTCGGGCTGCAAACCTCGTAGTGCTTCCAGTGCTTCAACGGTTCAGGCTTTGACACTGGCGGCGGTGGCGGGTTGGCTCGGATCGGTGCAGGCTCGATGTCCTTAACCTTCCGCCGAACACCTTCCCCACGGGCGAGCTTTCTTGCTGCGTCCCACACATCCTCAACGATTCCGATCGTCTCGACTGAGTGTGTTGAAATTCTCTTTTGAACGCACCGAACGCCGTAGATGACCGTCGTATGGTCCCGGTCAAACACGCGCCCCACGGTTGAAACAGACTGTCCGCACCTACGTACTGCCAGCCACATCAAGCACTGCCGATAGGTGGTCGCGTACTTGTGCGATCCCTTCCCCCGCAATTCTTTCTCCTCGATGTCGAGGACGAGAACGGCGGCTTCAATCAGTTGGGCGAGGGTCGGGGTCATAGCGCGGTTCCCATCACAGTCTTGTCGCATACCAGTCCTCCGCATCTGTCCCGAGGACGCGCTGTGCTAGGTCGTATTCCTTTCGGGCCATCGTGCGCCCTAGCGTGGCGAACGACCGGCTAAAGGCTCCACCGTTGCCGTCGATGCAGTCGATGAGGTTCTGCTGAAACTGGTTGCGGATGTTGATGAGTTTCTTGATCTCGGCATCGCCTTGCGGCAGCCGCCCGTTGCGGACCACAAAGTCGCGCAAGGTTAGAACCCAACCTTCACGGGCGGCACGTCGACCTAGCTCGCACTGGATCAATTCACTGGCGAGCTTGTAGGGGTTAGACTTATCGGGCTCGACGCCTAAGCGTGGCTTGGACGCGCGATCGTCAGCAACCACCTGACGACAGACTTCAGCCACCTCACCGGGAAAAGGAAACCCCGGCTTCGTGCGCGACTGAACCATCCGCGTTGCGGCGGCATCGATAACCCACGCATCGAAAGGCTTCAGCGTGCCTTCCCAATCCGCCAGCCACTCACCCAACGTCTCATCTGCCACCTTCTTGGGCCAAATGTTGCCCAACCGTGCCAGTAATCGCTCGACTTTCTCTGACATGTTCAGGCTCCCTTTTTCGACTGCTCACGCTCTTTGTGCGCGCGAATTTGTGCGGCCAAGCTGGTTGGCGCTGACGCTTTTTGCTTTTCGGATTTGGCTTTGTCGAAAGCCTTCCAGCCTAGCTGTTTTGCTAGCTGGCTTTCCACTTGCGCTCGCAACGGAATAGCTGCGTTGGGCTTCACGTAGGGCGCGGCTTGTTTCAGTGCTAACTCAAGGGCGTCGTCTCCCCCGAACTTTTCGACCCACGAGGCTTTCACGCCGTTTTTAAGCTCGATCAGTCCAGTGACGGGATCGCGCTCCACGCCATCGTCTGGGTTGTAGCCCCCCGGCACGGCCATGGCGCTCGACCAGAACTCCCTGCCCTTGTCCTGACTGGTTCGCGCAGCGGCCCGCGTCCCCATGGGGGGATCTTGTTCTTTGGTTCCTTTGTTCCCTTGTTCTTCCTTATATATGTTGCCCTCTGCTTGCCCCTTGCTCGCCCCTTGCGTGCCCTCTGCTTGCCCTTTGCTTGCCCTTTGCTCGCCCGTTGCGTGTCCTTTTGCTTGCCCTTCATGGGGGCGCATAGACTGATAAAGCTCATAATTACAAACGGTTATGACCGTCGATTGCTTGCCCTTTTGCGTGCCGTTCTGAACACCCGGCGATTTAAGCTCAATCATCCCGTCCGCTTCGAGTTGATCGAGAAATCTACGGACTGTTTTTGGGGTCCAGTTCCAGCGGGCTCCAAGCCAGGAAACAGCGCCAATTAGCTCGCCCCGGCGAAGCTCCATCTTGCGCCCGCCGTTCATCACAGTGCCGTCTGAGTAGCGGCACTCCATGCACAAATCCTCCCACGCCTCGCCCTGAGTGGAGGTGCGCTTGCGAGTAGGGTCGGCTGGCTTGACGTGCAGTCCATGCCCCACAAGCCAGTGGTCGCGCACGGCACGGTGGCGCGCGATCCATCCCTCAGACAGTGGGGCTCCGTTATGGCCTATGCCGGTCATGGCGATGACCTCGGCATCTGTGCGCGACCTGTGGAGAGCTTGTTAGCATCCCCCTTGTCGACCCCTTTATTTAGGGGTAAATGTCTATCCCGTAGATGGTTCACGGCCCATCTTCTCCTCAGTGTTGGAAGTCTCGACCGGCCAGTCTCGACTTCGATCCTCAAACCTCAAACCCAACCAACCCCCATTTCGAGCCCTCCGTCCTGCAAGACGGGGGGCTCTGCGCTTTCAGGCGGCTCTACGCAGCCGTTCGCGCCCTAGCGGCCGGGCGTTGATGACTGCTTCTAGTTTCGCCTTGTGCGCCACCTGTGCGGCGAGCACGGGTGGGATCACGTAGCAAGTGATGCGCTGCTTCATGTGGAACGGCCGGCGCTTGGCGACGACCTTCCCTAGAGCCTCAAATAAATGGTTTTCACTGAGCGGCATCCATCCGTGCATCCAGCAATACTCCGGGTATCGACGCAGGATCTCGGTGCGCTCGACCATCCCGATCAGCCCCTCGGCTTGCAGATCGGAAACAATCTGAGACACCTGTTCTCCTGGCGTTATGTCATCGCGGACAGGTGGCTCATAAAATGAGACACCCCCGCTTAGGCTTGTCGGGGCAGGATCGCCCCATGGCATCCACATATTGGTCTCCATGATTAGGAAACCCCCTCGCGCGAACGCATACTCTCCGCTGCAACGGAAACGGACTGATCAGGCTGAATTGCTTTGCGCCTCATGGCTAGTGCTACCGGCACAAACGCCCGCTTGCTGTGAGCCTCGCAGTACGGCTTGCCAGGGACGATCTTGCAGCCGCAAAAACCAAAGCCCGCGACCTTGGGATCACCGATAGGCCAGCGGCACTCGTTGCGCCCGAGCGTGACCAGGGTGCGCGTTGCTGTGTCGTTGGTCGGGGCTTCAACGTAGGGCGTTGGAGGTGGCGGTTGCTCCGCGACCTTGGATGCTGGTTTCGGCGCACCGCGCTTGCTCTGCCGGCCGTTCCATAGCGCCGCGTTCGCCGGAGGCTTGCCGCGCCGCATACGTGGCCGGTTTATTTTGCGATCGGGGATGCCGAGCCGCACGCGCTTGCCGATGACAGCGTTGCGCGTGATGCCGCCGCCAAGTCGTGCGGCGATTTGCGAGCATGACAGACCATCGGCCCATAGTTTTTTGAGAAGCTCGACCCGCTCATCGGTCCACGACATGGCGCGCTCCCGGTGTTGGAACTTCAAGATCACGGATAGAACCAACTGGAACAGGTGTGTTGCCGTCGCGACGTGCGCGCCAACGGGACAGAAGGAATTGCTTGGCATTGAAGAGGTCACGCATGGGCGGCCTCCTTGGATTGTTCGCGGTAGGCATCGAGCCCCGCACGCAGTTGCGCGCGCTCTTTTTTCCAGCGCCTCTTGAGCCGCGCGGAGTAGTGCGCCTTACGCTCAGGGTCGCCCCACATACGATCATTGGATGCGCGAATAGCCTCGCGCGAGGCAGGACGAAACCCGACCTTGACACCGGCCTTGCGGCACGCGCTGGCCACGGCACTGCGGGTCAACCCCGTGGCAACGGCGGCTTGCGCATAGGTCTCGCCACCCACGACGCGGGCGACGGCCTCTCTCTGTTTTTGTCCGGCTTTGAGCATGGTGATTTGGATGGGGCCGGGCATTTGCGCCCGACCCCGCACTCCCCCGAGTGTTAGAATTTGATCCGAGCGCCACCATGGATGAGGTCGACTTTCTCACCCACAAGCTCATCGAGATCGTACTGGCGGTAGCCGACGAACATATCCATGGCCGCCGCATCCAAAGACTGGATGAGACCAACGCCGTAGACCGGCACGTTGGCCGACCCGCCGAGGTCAATGTCGGTTTCCGAATACTCAGCGAAGGCCGTCGTCGCGCCAACCTGCGTCAGCCACTTGGACGAGATGCCGCCCTGAACCGTCCATGTTTTGAGATTGAGACCAAGTTCCCAATCCTGATCGGCGTAGTAAGCCGACACGAACAGACCCGTGGGAACGTGCTTGACGGATGCAGAGCCGAGGATCGTTTCAACGTCGCCCGTTCCGATCGTGATAGAGGTCACGTCAAGAAGGGTGATGGTGAAATCTTCGTCGTGACGCCAGCCCAGACCGGCCGCGATCTGGAAGCCGGAGAACTCGCCGTCATACCGAAGTGCAATATCGTAGGTGTTGCCGTTGCCGTCCGGGTCCGTTGCCGAAATGGCATCGCCCCACGTTGCCGACAGCGTGAAGCCCGCAAGTGTTGGCGAGTCGTAGCGGATCAAATCCCGATATGTCCCGTCATAGGGAACATCGAGGCCGGTCAGATAGGCATCGCTGATGGGCTGCAACGAGTTGGGACGCGAGACGAGATAGGTGGGAGCGGTCCCGATCTCATCGAACTTGTTTGTTGCAACGCCCGCGCGACCAAGACTGAGCGTGCCGGCCGTTTCAGAGCGAACCCAAACGAACGACTGCCGGATGCCAGGATCGGGGTTGCCGCCGATGCCGACGCCCAAGAGATCATCAGGAAGCCCGCGCTGACGCATGTCGATTTCGAGAACGAAACCCGCCGACATTTCCGAACTGATCTTTGCGTTGCCGGAGAAGCCAACGAACGTGCCCTGCGAGTCGGAGCCGGACTGCGAAACCTTCGTGTCATCGAAATCCGCAACCGACACGTGGAGAAGTTCCGCCGACACCTGTCCGTAGACTTGAAGCGAAACCTTGCGGTTTCCCTTCTTTGCCGTGGTTGCTTCAAGCTCTGCGATCCGTTCTTCAAGATCGGCACAGCAGTTACCGCCAAGATCAGCGGCGAATGCGGGACTCGATAGAGCGCAGAGAGCTGCGCCCAAAAGGAGCCCATATTTATTGCTAGGTTTGGTCATCCTGACCGTCCTTTTTGTTGATACGCGCGCACAAAAAAGACTCTCCGGCCGTCAGGGGGTCAGGGGGACACGGCCAGCACGCAACAGGTACAAATCAGTCGGGGGAAGAAGAGACCGCCACTCAAACAAAGACGGTCCAAGTCTAGGGAGGAAACGCCCGAGAGGGCTGCAAGAGGACGAGCAAGCTCGCCGTTGCAAGTGACCGAAGTCACCCGAGAAGGGGCTGCCTCGCCGGCAATTACCCCGGCTGATCGCACTGGAAGAACGTCACCGCCTATGGTCCCTGCGACGGGACGCAACGGGTATAGTTCTCCACTTGACCGCCCCTTCGCGGCTAACTTCGCCTTTTACGTTTCACGCGCCTTTCACGCCGCTTGGCCGGACCCGTTGCCGGACAGAAAGAAATCCTCCGGTCGGAGTGGCAATCCTTTCTCCCGCGCCCACGCCAACATCAGTTGTTGCCGCTTCGCAGGAATCAGTCCGCCCGTTCCGCCCTTGCTCACGGGTGAGCGCCAACGAGTCGGTTGAGACTTGTGGACGCGAGCGGCTTCAGCGGCCTCATCGAGACCGCCGAGCTTCTCAATCACCGATGCTGCTGGTTCGAGGTATTCGTCGTGCATGTCCGGGAGGATTGCGAATATCGCATCTCCTGTCAACACCAGACTTGCGGCACTGCATTGATTGTATAGTGAACAGTTGCGATATTGCTAATCGACACGGGAGGCGACGTGCTCCAGAGAGCACGCATGTTCATCGAATGGCTCAGAAACGGCCTTGCGCAACCACACAAGACCCAAAGGGGACTTGCTGAAGCGCTTGGCGTTGCGCCGTCCGCTGTGTCACGGTTATTGAGTGGCGAGCGGGAACTTTTAGCGAACGAAATTGCTAAAGCTGCGATATACTTGAATGTGCCTCCCCCGCTCGTCGGACGACAGCCGATTGAACGAGTTCAGACAATTCCGGTTCGCTACGTCGTAGCGCGGGGTCTTTGGCGGGAGCGTGGGGTGGTGCCTTTTACTAATCTGTCGAACATACCAATCGTCTGCGACAGCCGTTATGCAGGCATGGAGCAGTGGGCCGCAAGGATGGACGCCAGCCAAGCCTACGTCGTGTGCGTGGCCTATGAGCAAGCCCGCGCCATGCCGCGCCCTGGGACGTGGTGCTGGTAGAACGCACACGGGATGACCTCTGTGAGTTTTTCCTGTGTACGGTTCTCTTGACGGCGGACGGTGAGTGGCACCTCACAACGAGCGATGCGCCATACGTAGATTATCTTATGAATGCCAATGATGTAAGAATTATAGGGCTGTGCATCGGGCGCTATCAGTCGTTCTAATAATTCACAAAAATTTGATAGTCAGCCGACGTAGATCAGAGTGCGTCTGGAGCCTCCTGATTAACTCTTTCGGTTCGTTGCATTTTAGACATAAGCCACAACTCATGCTCGCAACGATGCGAAATTCGCATTTTTATAGTTGACAGAAGGTTGCGAATTTCGCATCGTTGCGGCGTCGGGGTTGCGACCTCCCTGGCGACCGGGGGTCCAAAAATGGTCCTCCCAGACCCGCGATGGCGGCCTCCGGTCCTTTGAATTTCAGAGATCGGGAGAGTGCAGATGTCGGTGTCTGTAGAGGGCCAGACGAGTTGTGCGGGCGAGGGGCAATGCAGCCCGGCACCACGGCAAGCACTCTCCCGTGTCCGCCTTGATGAGCGCCGAGCGCATGATCTGAAAAAGATCAGCGTCCCCCGATATGGCACCGACCTCGCCTCCCGGTTTGAGGCCGAAAACCACCTGATCCGGCTTTGCCGACATATGCGCAAGCTCGGGCTTGCCAGAGACCACAGCTACGACATCGGGCTCCATACGTCGGTTCTCTACTGCCTCGATTTGGAGCGGCGCGAGATCGCGATCCTTAAAGCACAAACCGAGGAGATTGCAGCATGACGGTGGAAACCGCCCGCGAGTGTTTTCTTGATCTCATGAGCCGCGCCGAATGGACCGAAAACGTCGGCGGCCAAATCTCCCACACACTGACCGTTTCCGATCGTGACCTTGCCATCCTAGCCGATGCACTCGGGCTCGATCATCGGATTTACGAAACCACCCAAGCCTCAATCCGCCGGCATATCGCGGCGGCCATGGCCGAAGCTGCGGAGTGAACACCATGCCTGCTGCCTTGCATTTCCTACCCGGCAACATCGCCATCAAGAAGGCCGCCGCCAACCAGACCTACCTGCTCGACGTGATTGTCGACAGCCACGAACTGATGACGCGGGCCTCAAAGCTGGTTGCGGATGACATCGTTCGCACCACGCCAGAACTGCGCACGATCCTAGCCAACGCCGCCGACTGGATGAGGCTGTTCCAACAGACGCTCGACCAGTTGGAGCAAGAGATCAAGGACGCAGCGGCATGAAGTTCGACATGACGAGCCCATGCAAGGATTGTCCGTTTCGGTCGGACATCCCCGGCTATCTCACGAAAGCGCGGGTGCGCGAGATCGTCGATGGGATCACGCGCGGGCAGGCTACGTTCACCTGCCACAAGACAAATGAGTTTGACGACAGCGGCACCGTCGAAACCAAGGATAGCCAGCACTGCGCGGGGGCTCTGATCTTTTTGGAGCGCCTCGATCGGCCCAACCAGATGATGCGGTGGATGGAGCGGATCGGCGTCTATGACCGATCAAAGCTCGACATGGACTCACCTGTCCACACCGCGAAATCAATGGTCGCTGCGCAACGCTCAAAGGCGGGTGCAGCCTGATGGAACTCGCTACGCGCAGGATTGAAAAACTTGAAACCGCCTGCGCGGCTTTGTTGGAACTCGTGCGGACAGTTCCGACAAGCAATTTGCCCCTCCGGGCCTACGTTGGAACCGCCGCACGATGGGAGGACGCACACCATGGACGCCGCAGTTGAACCGATGGATACGCCAAAGAAACCCAAGGCCGGGACTGCCGTAGCGAAAGCGGCACCAGTGCGCGCGCCGGTCGCGGCCCCTGTGTCTGAGGCTGGCGCGGTCATGGCGATGATCGAGCGCATGAGTACGGACCCGACAATCTCTATTGAGCGGGTCGAACAGGCGTTTGCCTTCTACGAAAAAGTGCAGGCCAGCCAAGCGCGCAAGGCGTTCGATGCTGCCATGGCGGCCGCCAAAGCCGAGATCCCCGTCATTATCAAAAAGCGCACTGTCAAGTATGGGGCACCGGGCAAAGAGACGACGTATCAGCACGAAGACTTGGGCGGGATTGCCGAGATCGTTGATCCGATCCTTGCCAAGTTTGGTCTTTCCTACCGATACCGCACATCATCGAAACTGAATGAGCCGGTCAGCGTCACGTGCATCATTGCGCACGAGCAAGGCTATTTCGAGGAAACCACCCTCACTGCCGGCCGCGATGACAGCGGCGGAAAGAACGCGATCCAGGCAATCGGTAGTTCCGTGACCTACCTGCAACGGTACACGCTCAAGGCCGCGCTTGGATTGGCAGCGGCGAAAGACGACGACGCCAAAACGGCAGAGGCAACGCCGGACGAACTGGCGACCCTGAACGACAAGCAGCAAGCCGAGCTTCGCGACCTCATCTCTAAGACTGGGGCCAACATCGCCGCCTTCCTCAAGATCGCCCAGGCCGAAAGCGTGTCCGACATTCTGGCGAAGGATTTTGAAGGACTGCGGAAAGTCCTGCTGGCGAAGAAAGGCAACGCACAATGAACGAGATACTTGAACGCGATCTGATCGCACTACCGCTGCCACAAGATGCCTTGACGGTGTTCACCACGGACGGGGCGATCGAGCCATATCTGGCGCGCATCCGTGAGGCTATCGACGCTTTCGAGGCAGACGCTTCGACGGAGGAGGGCCGCAAGGCGATCAAGTCCATGGCGTTCAAAGTCGCCAAGGCCAAAACCGCACTTGAAGCCGAAGGCAAGCGGCTGGCAGACGAGCAAAAGGAAATCCCCAAGCGTATCGACGCCACGCGCAAGCGGATCAAAGATACGCTGGACGCATGGCGAGATGAAGTCCGCAAGCCGGTGGACGAATACGAGGCGGCCGAAGAAGCCCGTGTCGAGGCGATCAAATCCAACCTTGCCGAACTTCAAGGCACGGTTGACGACGCCGCACCGCGCACGGCGGAAGTCCTGCGGGATCGGCTGGGGGAAATCGAGCGCGATGAATACAGCGAGGCCCGGTTTGGGGAATACGTCGGCGCAGCCATAGAGCTTAAAGCCACGGCGATTGAGCGACTAACGGCCCGTATTGCCGATGCCGAAAAGCGCGAAGCCGAGCAGGCCGAGCTTGAAGCCCTACGGGCAGAGAAGGCCGAACGCGACAAGCGCGACCGTGAAGCGGCCATCAAAGCGGAAGGTGAACGGGAAGCAGCCGCCAAGGCCGACGCCGCCGCCAAAGCAGCGCAGGCCGCCGCCGAGGATGCCGAGCGCCGCGCCAAAGAGGCTCACGACAAAGCGATACGAGACCTTGAAAACAAGGCCGCCGCTGAGAAAGCAGAGGCCGAGAAGCGCGAAGCCAACAAGAAGCACTGCGCCAAGATCAACAACGAAGCTCTGGCAGCACTGGTCGCGGCCGGCATCACAGAAGATGTGGCCAAGTCGGTTGTGATGCTGATCGCATCCAAAGCCGTGCCGCACGTTTCGATCTCGTACTGAGGGGGCGACGATGAAGATTATCGACTGCGAGCAGAACACCACAGAATGGCACGCCGCCCGCTGCGGCCGAGTTACGGCGTCCCGTGTGGCCGACATCGTTCGCAAGACCAAGACAGGTGTCAGCGCATCCCGCGCGACCTACAAGGGCGAGCTTGTCGCTGAACGTCTAAGCGGACAGGTGTCGTCCGGCTTCACGTCGAAGGCGATGGACTGGGGACACGAGCAAGAGGACAAGGCCCGCGACTACTACGCCTTCATGCGGGATGTAGAGCCGGTCAAGGTGGGGTTTGTCGTCCACCCGACAATCGAGATGGCGGGAGCTTCCCCGGATCGGTTGATCGGTGAGGACGGGCAGCTTGAAATCAAGTGCCCCAATAGTTCGACCCACATTGCCACCCTGCTAGGGGCACCGATCGAGCCTGACTACTTGAAACAGATTCAGTGGCAGATGGCTTGCACGGGCCGGAAATGGACGGACTTCGTTTCGTTCGATCCCCGGATGCCGCCCGACATGCAAATCCACATTCAGCGTGTGCCGCGCGATCCGATCCAGATTGCGGAGTTTGAACACGCCGTCCGGCTGTTTCTGGCTGAGGTCGAATCCGACATGGCCGCGCTGGTCGCGAAGTTCAGAAAGCAAGAGGCTGCGTGATGCTCATAGAGCAGACCTTCATATCTCAGCAGCCACATCTTGTGCGAGCCGAGCACAGTGCTGTGACGCAAGTCCGCGCGTCCGCGAGTGTGGAGGCAAGCCGATTGGTCTTCCTGATCACAACCGGCTGTTACGTCGAGTTTCACGACGGCAATCCGGTGCTGGTAATCCCAGAGGGCAATCGATTTTTGCTTGCGCGCGAACTGGAACGGATCGCGGACAATGGCTTGCTCAACGACCGAGAAATCACGCCAGCCACTGAGGACGCAGAATGACCCGAGGCCAGCGCAGCACCGCCGTCCGCTTGCACAACAACGGCCGGGATATTCCCGCCATCGCGGACCATATCGGCTTCACCGCCGATGAGGTCATCACCTACCTGAAAACCCGGAAAGGCTACCCAGGCAAGATCGAGTGCGACCGGCTGCGCTACCCGGTCCATGCACGGGCACGAACGTTAGATGCAACGCAATCGTCAGCCTTTCGGGAACGAACAGAGCGGCCAAAGCCGAGCCTTCCCCGCCTCAAGTGTTTGGAGGAAACGGAATGAGCACGCCCCAGCAAATCCTCGACGGTGAGACCAAGGCTGAAGCAATCCGCCGCCTTTGGAACGAATCGCCATTGCAACGCGACGAGATCGCGGCGCTTCTTGACTGCTCGATCAATTACGTTCGCGTTCAAATCTGCGTGGCCGCTCGCCCGGGCTATAAGACCGAATGGATGAGGAGGAAGCGGCAGACTGACAAAGCCTATCGCGAACGCGAACAGGCACAACAACGCGCTCGCTACCGTGCCCGTCACAACACGGAGCCCCGCGCATGACAACCACCTCCCAGCGCGCGATAGCGGCCTCACAGGATCGCGAACCGGACCACATGAACCGGGACGACCTCCGCGAACTTTGGCGGCTGGCGGCCCTCTCTGCGGCCCGCAAGAGGGACGTTGCTGAACGGCTTGATGAAGGCCGGAAAATTCTGCTGTCCGTCCTGACAAAGCAGTTGGTCGCCGGAGGCATGGCCGTGACGAAAGCAGAGATGGAAGCGCGAGCGTCGAAGACATTTGGCGATCATGTCGAGGCGATGCACACGGCCAAGCTGGAAGCCGAAGAAGCATGGATCGAAGCCCAGAACCAAGATCGCATTTACTGGGCTCACGTCTCCCACGAAGCGACGGAGAGGGCGGAACGGAGGATGGTGCGGTGACAAAGACAAAACACACGCCGGGGCCTTGGGTTACAGGTTCATGGTCTGTTGGCGTTGAAGGCGATTTTGCGGACCATCACAATTATTGTGAGATTGCCGAGATACGCCAGCACAGCCTGATAGGTTCCGATGAAGCCACCGCCAACGCCCATCTGATCGCCGCCGCCCCTGATCTGTATGAGGCGCTGGAAAGGCTGTGCAATGCCTGTGCGGGATGGGACGTTGACGATCTCATAAAGGACGGCCGCGCCGCTCTTGCGAAAGCACGAGGCGAGACATGAGCAACCGCCCGTCCATTGCCATGCAGTTAGGAGCCCTCCGTCATTGCGTAGCCTATGCCGGTTCGCATGGGATTGGTGAGGACGTTGTTCGCAACGCTGAATTTGGCATCGCCAGTATGACATTCCTACGGGACCACCGGGACGCCTTCATTGCGTTGATGTCAGTACTGCAAGCATTTCCAGATGCAGAGTTAGAGGGGGCAGAGAATGTTGGTGAAGCAGACGAGCTTGAACACGTTCGAGGTTTCTACGTGCCGGGCGGAATGGTGGACGGCGGAGAGACTTGAGAGCGGACTTTGGCACATCGTCAGCTACCGAGGCCGAACGATGTCACCGAACGGAACCAGGGCGAAGCAAATCAGACGGGCGCTAGACAGTTATTTTGGAGGGGGCAACGATGCAGGAATTGAAAGCGGAACGGGTGAGGGTGGCCGTGGGGTGGCCGAACCCTGAGGACCCGCGCATGGTGCCGGTCACAATCCACGACATGGAGAGTCGTCGCTGCAAATTTCAGCGCGTCCCACGGGATCAGTTGGCCGTAATGAACGGCGACAGGATAGGGGAATGGATGGCCATATGGCTGCCAACCGCCGAGCAATGGACCCTCATAGACTTTGTTTCGGACATGCGGAAAGCGTTGAAGGTGGTGGCATGAACGATCACAGACCGCCGGTCGCGACTTTATTGGCTATCCCATTTCGTGTTGAGCCGGGTGAAGACGGTTCTTATGTCATTTACGTTGGCGGCCTTGGTGACGAACGCGGCCGGACACCGCGTTCGTGGGGCTTCACCAACGTTGACGACATGCTCCGGTTCTTAACCGACCAAGCCACCAAACATAAAGCGCCGGGGGCGTAACCATGTACCGTGTACCAGATCCCAAGAACGACTGCATCATCATCACGTCCCGCAACCAAACCGTCGACATCCGTAAGGTTGACGCTTTGCGATTGGGAACGGTGCAGGAGTGCGATGAGGTTTTGTTTGCCCTGAGACTGCGGATTGAGCGGATCGCCCGGCGCATGAACGAACAAGGGCTAGAGCGCGACCAGATGATCCGGTGCCGGGACGCGATGCAGTACGCCCAGACCAATCAGGAGCGGGTAAAGACGCGGCTCAAAACCTTACTAGAGGCCATACCCAAGCGGGACGTTGGCGCGGTGGCTTTCTTCGAGACCGCCAAGAAGCGGCTCGGCAAGGACGTGTTTCAGGCGATCATGCGGGAGGCAACAGGCCGATGAACGATGTTGCATTTATCTTCGTGTCGGGTGTGTTCTTCGGAGCGTGCCTGTTCGTCGCCATGGTGGGGGCGATCCTGTTCGAGCGGTGGCTGAAAGGCCCGCGCGTTCAGCCCAGGATCGTTGACCGGCCGCAGCGATTTGGACAGAGGGATTGATCGCCATGCGATTCATAGACGCCATCCTTTGCAGGCTCCACTTGTGCCGGAAGGCCCACATCAAAAAGGTTCCGACGCAATACTACTACGTGATGCGTTGCGAGCGGTGCGGCCACATCCACGATGAGGATGTCTAGAGATGGCCTACCTGCGAGATAAACTGTTGGCAAATTTTAAGCCATCGGCCACGGAAAAGCAGAAGGCGAAGGCGGCCAAGCCACGCCTAAAGCGGGAGGGCCGGGAGGGCAATTCAGAGGAGCATCTGGCCTACATCCGAAAGCTGCCATGCTGCATCACTCTCCGCACACCATGCGGAGAGGCTCACCACCTTCAAGCCGGAACCGGCGAAAGAGGAATGCAGCAGCGTTCCACCGACCGTTGGGCGGTTCCACTAACGCACGCGCTCCACATGGAACTGCATCGATTAGGTTCCAAGAGAGAGGGGGGCTGGTTCAAAGACCGGGGCATCCCGGCCCCGCTCGACCTCGCCGCCGCACTCTACTCAGCAAGCCCCGATGTCGCGAGGGGAACGAAGATCGTGCTTGAGTTTCACAAACGGGGGAAGCCATGAGCCAGTACCTCACACCCGAGCAAGCGGCGCAACGCTTGGGCTGTCGCCGCCCGAAAGTTTACGCCATGATCCGCGACGGCCTGCTTGTCGGCTATCGCTTTGGCCCCCGCATGGTCCGCGTCAAACAGGAAGACATTGAGAGGCTTGCCGCCACATGCACGATGAAACCGGCCCATGGCGTCTCGGTAAACATCGAGGACACTACGCCGCCGTCACCGGAAGCGGACCCAGCCGCCGCCGCATTAAACTCGATGAAGCAGACCCGGCGAGCGCTCAAAGCGCTGTCCGCCGTCTAAACATTGAGACCAATAAGCAGGCCGCACTCCGCAACAATACCGTCCTGTCCATCTACGATCTCTACATCAAGGATCGCACCCAAGAGGGGATTGCCAACCTCACCCGTGTCAAGGAAGTGCGCAAGGTGATCGAGCGGGTCTGGCCTACGCTGTCGCCGGCCGATCTAAGCAAAGAAGAGATCGCCCGATTCACAAGCCTGCGGCGCAAGGACGGTTGCGGCAACGCCACCATCCGCCAGGAGCTTGCCTATCTCACGGCGGCGCTGAACGTCGCCAAGCGCGAGCGGATCATTCAGTTTGTGCCCGACATCCGTAAGCCGCCCCCGCCGCGCCCGCGCGAGCGCTACCTTGAGCGGCACGAGGTCGACGCCCTGCTGGCCAACTGCCCCATGCTCTATGCCAAGCTGTTTATCGTCCTGGCCATTTCGACGGCGGCTCGCCCGAAACACATCCTCGAACTGACCTGGGATCGGGTAGACTTCAAGCACCGGCTCATCAACTTCGATGACCCCAAGCGCCACGTGTCGCGCAAGGGCCGGGCGCGTGTGCCGATGAACGACACCGCCATCACACACCTGTCGCTGGCGAAGGATCTGGCGATTGGGGAGACGGTGATCGAGGTGGACGGCCGGTCCATCAAAAGCATCCGCAGGGCCATCAAGGAAAGCGCTAGGCGGGCGGGAATGCCGGACGTGTCCCAATACGTCCTCCGACACACGGCGGGCGTCTGGATGGCGCGCGCTGGCGTCGACCTCGCGCGCATCGCGGAATATATGGGGCACGCTTCGGTTGAGACCACGCGAAAGCACTACGCCAAGTTTCACCCGGAGTATCTTCGGGATGCTTCGCAGGCGCTTGACCTAATAAGGTTGCCGGTGGGTACGGCAGTACCAACCACCGAAAACGAAGCAGCATCAAAAGATGAATAAATACAGCACGAAACCCTTTGGCTGGTCACTAAAAGCACTATAAAATCAAAGGGAGATGCTGATTTGTAATCAGGGGGTCCTCGGTTCGAGCCCGAGAGTCGGCACCAACCTTTTCAATAACTTACCAAAGAAGTGTAAGGCATCCGGCAGGTACGCCAGTACCTCGCCGGATCGGCTTGCAGCGGATAACCCCATTTGGAACCCCAGCAGAGGTGCAGATGAAAGCATTGAGCGACACACCGACCCAATCGACACGTCCTCACGGATATGTCGATGAAACACAAAAACAACGCCACATCCGCTAGGACATGGCGCACGCCGGCAGATACGGGGAGAGGCTGCTTTCCCTTCCAAGGTCAGAATTGAGACGTGGGCACAACCACATCATCCGGCGTCTGGGGTGCGTTGCGGTCAACTCGATCCGCTGTGATCGCATCCCATATCGCTTCATCGATCATTTGCGTTAGGTCATCGGCTTCCTCATCGCTTATCCGCTGCCCCATCCGCCACGCACTCACAACTCGTTCCGCTCTCTCAATCGGCAACATGTTTTCCTCCTATGGTTTACAGTAGACTTCCTCAAGCGCATCAAGCGCCGACATATCCATGAGCGGCGGCATCGCGCGCCACAGCGACGGGGCGTCTGCATACTCCCAGCTATCCCCCAGCCAATCGGCTGACGGCTTGTTCGTCATGTGGTGCGGCTCATCCCAATGGCTTGAGCCTCGCGATCTGGACCCTACGTAAACGACAAACCCGACAACTCGGTCCGTGCGGTCGCCGTCGTCATTGACCGCAAGCATCGCGTGCCACAACAGCAAATCGCAATCTCGTGGCGTCTGGTCCGTCACAAACTGCCACCCGTTCGACTCCATCGACTGCGGCAGCTTCGGCATCTGCATGTCGCTCATCTTGCCCCTGCTTTCTCTTCCAGCTAGTTGTTCAGTTTCAGGCCGAGCACGTCGCGCATTTCTGGCGATAACTCTTTCGCGATGCTCTGCCCGCTGGCGGACTTCGCCCACTCGTCGCTCTCTTCCTTCGTCGCGTCGAAATCTCCGTTCGCGACACGTTCAGCAATGGCGTGCAAGCCGTACTGGCGGCACAGCCGGTGAAGCTCCGTGATCGGGCAGGCGTGCGTGTCGGCGTAGTCGGTGAACTCACCCGTCGCCGCGCGATCTGCCAGCTTGTGATGTCGCGCCTCTGTTGCCACCGCGCGAATGGCTGCGGCTTGCCTCTCGGCGGCGGCCTTCGTGGCCGGTCCCCATTGAATGCTCATGACGTTTCTCCAGGCGGAATGATCTGCCAGTCGAAGCGGTTCTTCGTCCCCTCGACCTGGACGGTAGTGTGTTGCGTCAGACGCATGTGTAGACGACCAGAGAACAGCAGGCGCAAGCGATCCGCCCATCCGAAATGCAGTCGGCTTTCTGTGACCGTCCAGCCGTTCATGCCCTCGACGCCATCCGGATCACGTCCCAAATGATAACGGTATCCAAGCCGCCTCCACATGCGCTCTCGCAACGTTGGGACGTGGTGAAATGCGCCGTTCTGAACTGCTTCCATGAAAGTCTCCTACCTCTGCCTGCGTCGGCCAGGGCCAACTGTGTAATCCTCAATCGTCGTGTGGCTCACGCCAAAGTGCTTGCCGATGGTGCGGAGACTGAGGCCGCGCTTGCGCATGGCCTGAGCTTCCTTGATTTGCTTCGGCGTGAGAAGCCGCTTTGGCCCGAAACGCACACCCCGTTCCATCGCCGCCCGAACGCCCGCCCTTGTGCGCTCCCGGATTAGGTCACGCTCGAACTCGGCTATCGCGCCCATGACGTGAAAGATCAGCCGCCCGCCCGGCGTGGTTGTGTCGATTTGCTCGGTAAGGCTGCGGAAACTGGCGCCAGCCAGTCGTAGCTGTTCCATCCTGTTCAGCAAATCGGTCAAGCTGCGGGCCATCCTGTCGAGCTTCCAGACAACAAACGTATCGCCAGGGCGCAACTCATCCAAAGCCCACTCAAGCACAGGCCGGTTCGATGCCGCACCGCTCACCTTTTCCTCGTGGATCGCGTCGGGATGTACGCCCGCGCGCTTGAGTGCTTCGACCTGCATCTCTAAGTTCTGCTCTATGGTGCTGACGCGGGCGTAGCCGATCAATGTTCTATCCGTTTTGGTTGGTACGCGCGCCATGCTGACCTATTTTGTAAACGCTGCTTGTGGACAAATTACTACAACCTTGGTTGACAGCGCAAGCGCGAAATGGCATATAGATGGGGACAACGCACGGAGGACAGCACATGGATATGTCAGCAGCAGCAACCGCCCCGCGCCAACCTCTGATCCCAGAGACGGCACGGGCTCACCCGGACTTCGCCGCATACATGGAGCATCGCTCTAGCTGTAATCGCCTGATGATTCAGGCTTCGCGGTGGGAGGACTGGTTGTCTCAGCGCACCTTTCAAAAGGTGTCTGACGACTGGGCAGCACATCCCCGCTTCAAAGAGTTTCAGCAGTGGATGCGGGATAACAAGGCCGGGGACAGCAAGCGCAACCCCGCCGCCTTCCCTGAAAACTTCAAAATGTGGCTGGATGGGGCGCGCTGGTAGCGCCCCACTAACCTTAGTAGGAGACTCCCCGGATGAGCGTGTCACCGCTGCAAATCAATTTCATGCTAACGTGCTACTTCTCTCCCGATCCGGTCGCGCAACTAGGGGAACACCATTGGGACAGCCCGGCCGGACAAGAGGCGCGCGAATGGATGATTGTGAACGGCCTAGTTGATGGCAAACACAAGGCCACCGACAAAGGGCGCGCATGGGTAAAAATGATCTGTGCAACGCCGCTCCCGGTGAAGGTCTGGCTACACCCGTCCACGGCGCAAGAATTTGAAGCTGAATTGGCGTAAGGACTCCCCCGCAATGAGTGATTTCTGGAATGGACTTGCGAAAACGATAGGCGCTGCTGTTCTTTTCAGCGCCGCCCTGTTGATCATTGCGCCGTTGAACGCCTTGCTTGGCGCGTTCGCCGGGTGGACCGTCTCCCTATTTTGGGGCGACGAGATATTGAATACTCTGCGCGCGTTTGGCGTGCCGCGCGACTTGACGATGTGGCAGCTAGGCGGTGCGTTGGGTTTTGTAAGCGCGTTTCTGCGGACCCGGACAACTGTTAAAACTGAAACGTAAAGGGAATCCTCGATGGACATGGACAAGCTGGATCGCGTTTCAGAGTTGAGCGATGAGGCTAAAGAGGTTGTCCGCTGGGGCATCATTTTGGAGGGCGCGTTGCACTTCATAGCTTCGCACATGCAGAACGTGCCAGATCATGTGCGGGACTTCGCCCGCTCGAAAATTATCAACGACGAATGATGGAAGGTATTCCCCGCCATGCCTAACGCACAAAGCCATTTATCAGTTTCGGCGCTGAACAACGGCCCTCACGTTTCCAGCTACCAACGCAACAGTTGCGCCGGTTACGTTCGTAAAGGCACAAGTAACCACACCGTCCGATGATACGTATCCACTAAGCTGAAGCCCCTGAAGACTCTGCGAGTATGTGGCGCGCACTAAGTCACCCAAGCGAGCAAGCGGAACCGAGAGCGCAAATGTCGTAGTCGTACCAGTCAAAAATCCCCCTGGCGACCATGCCGCTTGGGCCACCATGTTTTGCCCGGAATAGCTGAATTCGCTAATTGCTATAGCCGATGTTCCGATTGAATAAAGAGCAGTAGCAAATTCCTCGATTTCGTTCAATCCAACCCTTAGTTTTTGGGAATATGTGCCACCATTAAAAACATAACAGTGCGGAAACAAATACGTTCCATCAGTGGTGATTGAGTTTGCTGACACATCTACACGGCGACATTCATCCAATAATATTGCGCCGCCACCAGTATCATAATTAACACCGTTTTTAGTTGTCCGACCCGGCACCATATAGTTGCAATCAACCGAAACGCCGATCGCGTGCCTACCGCTGACAGCATGCCAGCCAGGATTAACAATCGTGTTATTGTAAACTGAAATGTCGCGGAATGTATGCGCGGGATGCGACGCTAACGCAGTCGTAAACAGAACACCGGCCCGCTGTGTCGTGTCGGCTACTGGGGCCTGCTGCACCAACGGTAACGCCGCATTTAGTGGGTCAAAATTTCTAGCTGCATCGATTATAATATTGTTATTTATTTTAATGCGCTTGGAGTTATCGTACCACCCTGTGGGGCCATCGATTTCCACATTGACGGCTGCATACCATGTGTTTTTACAAAAATTACTATGGAAGTTGACATCAGCAATACCACCGAAACCGGCGCTCTTTGCGTATGTGTCAGCCAAATGATTGTGGTGAACTCTATAATCACCCACATATCGGTTATCTAGCGCCCACGGTGAGTTATAATAGTGGCGCGCAAAAAAACAATCGTCGTGCGCTCGCGTCACTTTATTGTGACACACTTCAATGTTGCTTAAGCAGTCGTCAAGCAGAATACCCGTATCAGTAAGGTCTGACACCGTATTCCCGCGCAAGACAACATCGGAGGCAGCATATACTATTATAGGCACATTAAAGTTTTTAACAGTAGCACCTTCCACAAGAACACCGGCTTTTTCTAGCCCGAGCGCCGGAGTAATTCGCCGGTTGCCCTTACCGCCGATGACAATGCCGCTGTAATATGACGTTCGCTGCGGCGTTGGATCAGACGCATACGTGATGGTCTTAGAGCTGTTAAGGATCAACCCGCCAGTGATGGCGACGTTGTTGCCCTCAAGAACAATGGCCCCGTTGCCAAATGCTGGTGCGCTAGATGGGTCAAAGTAAACTGTTGTCCCTGGCTCAAACCAAAGCTCAACATTGTCGGCCAAGTCACCAGCCGTTAGCTGGTTCGTGCCAATCCGGTCTCTGATCCTGTAGCTAACGGAAGGCTTGGGAAACGCCAGTTTCCCGCCTGTCGTCTTTACAAGGTCAAACGCGGCTTGAATCGCTGTTCGGTCGTCTGTCGATCCGTCACCAGTCGCGCCAAACCACCTCACATTGACGGGTTTGTCATTCGCTCGCACCCAAGAACCAGATGACGACGCCACAGCGTTGGCTTTGATGTAAACGCCTTCCGATGTGTCAGCCGCTATCTGTGAGCTATAGTTTCCAGTCCTCCACATGAACATCCCTTCGCGGCCTACCTCAGTCAGATAGGCGGTCTGGAATGATGCTGTGTTGAGGGCTTTCAGTGCTGTCCTATCGACACGAGGCAAAGCTGTCGTGATGACGCCAGCAGCGTTAGCATATGACGCCGCAAGATCAGCGGATGCGTCGGCTTCTGCTGCTTGGGCTGTGGCGATCCCGGCTTGAGTTGTCGCAATTCCGGCTTGAGTTGTCGCTGTTGTTGCGCTGGTCGCCGCACTCGATGCACTAGAAGCAGCCGCAGAAGCCGATGCTGCGGCAGCGAGTGCGCTATTGGCCCCCGACTGCGCTACCGCAATGGTGATGTTGCTAACTCCAATCACTGGATCAGTCGCGGTAAATTCGTACTCTCCAGCACCTACAGAGCCGGAGTGAACATAAACCCGCGTCCCCTTCACGATGTCGTCGGAACCGCTGCAATCCTTCCGCCGCTGCCATAACCCAGTGCTGGCGATTCTAATGCCGTTCAGTTTTTGGTCTGATTGGTCCTTGACGAGTACCGGATCGCCCTCTGCCAGAGATACGCCGTCAATGGTCTGCAATCCAGACAGCGTAATGTTTGCCGTGGTCGCAACTCGGCATGGAGCCTTGTGCGCCAGCGAGCCCTTAGCCCCGCCAAGCCGATCAGTCTGCGTTGACATGGATTAGTCCTTCTTGGTCACGGTTGCGCGCCAGGGCTCAAGAACTTCTAGGCGGCGGTTGATCTGTTCGATTTGCTGTGTTCGCGTATTGTTCAGCATTTCCTGCTTGGCCAGGGTGGTGGCGTTTTGGTTGCCAGCGACGTACAAAATCCCAGCCACCGTCATCGCAAAGAGAACGAATAGGTCTTTGACTACTGCCAGGGTTCGCCCCATGTCGAACTTCGGCGCGGCGTCCATCTTGTCGAACTTGGAGCCGAGCCCGATCAGAGCGGTGTTGATTGCTGAAAAACCCTGATGCACCTCAGACTTTAACGTCCGAACTTCGCTGCCAAGATGCTCAATCGCCGTATCGTGCTTGGCGAGGGTCTGAATCCAATTTGAGCTATTTGGCATAGGACTTTCCCCGTCCCCAGGTGGTATCTTCTTCATGGCGTGTTTCGCGGCTCCTATCTGCTGCGTCTCGCGCAAGTCCGGCCGGAGTGTTGAGGCATTCCGGCCGGGCGCTCATTTGTTTGCCGCCTTAACGACGGTACGGGCGTACTGCTGTAGACCCCGTGTCTGATCCCCACGGCGAGCGGCGCACTTGCGTAACGCTGCGTCGTAGTTGGCGCGCACAACCGGATCCCCGTCTTCTTTAGGATAGGCCGGAAGGCGGCAGGGGGCCGCCATGAGGCGCTTAGAGGGGGGCTTGAGGTTAGCAACGTCGACAGGTGGCCCACCGCATCCTGCGAGAAGCAGACAGGCGGCCATGGTTGCGAGAACACGTGTCATTGAATGGCCTCCAAGGCTTCGCGTGTAGACTGGGGTAGCGAGCACTCTTTCGAGCACTTGGCGCGCACGGCCGGGGTGATGTCTTTAAGCGTCTTGGTCACATCAGCCGCCGCCTGCTCGCGACCGGCTTCCAACTTGGCGAGGGCTTCATCAAGGGCGGCATTCAAGCCCGTGATCTGCTCGTTGATGCGTTCCCGCTCGTTGGCAATCTCTATGTCACGGCGCTTGTAACCGTAGCCGTCACCGACCCAGAGACCGAGCATGTAGCTGCCAAATCCGACGCCTACACAGAGGAAGGCAGCCTTGATGTAGAGCCCGAAAGCGAACGGGTTTGGCATGGCCACGAATCCTACGGGTTGAGCGTCAACGGCGACGACTTTGCCGGGAGGTATCGGCAGGAGATCGGCCGGGACATCGGCGGCACTAACCAAAGGTTCTTTGGTTGGTTCACTCCGCTTGGCCCACCGGAGGAACCGACCCAGCCGGTTCCACAGACTGCCCAGAAGTTCCAGCAACCAGCTTTGCAGCCCCAGAAGGTACGTACCGACCCTCTCGCGCATCCTCGACAAGAAGGTCGATAATGTTTCGGATAATGACGACGCCCACGATGGCACCGAGAACAGTGATCGCAGCCGCATGATCAGCAATGAAAATCTTGATGTCATCGAGCATCCCCTTCGCCCAAGCGAGATTGCCGGTGAGGCTGTCCGCCCCCGTGAACCCGACAACCGAAAGCCATAAGCCGTGTAAGAAGTTCTTCGCCCGCGAAAGACGCCGGGCTTTACGAGACGCCTGCACTACAGTTGTGGCATCGGCCACCGGCACCGGGACGGGATCCGGAGGACGGATAACCGGGGTGTCGCTTGGCGTATCTACCGGGGGGTCGTCCTGCCCTTCCGCGTAGGCGAGAACCTCATCCAACGGGAACAGTGGGTTGGTGTCGATCTTACGGCCCGGCGAGATCATCCAGTGGGTGACGATCTCATTGCAGTCCGGGTACTCCTCCATGAGCGCCCGGCAGAGCTTCTTGACCGCTGCGACCTGGGCCGGGGGGTACGCCATCCAAAACCCGTCGCCATGCTCTTTGGTCTTCCGCTTCGTCAGAGGCTCATCGGTTGCCTTACCGAACCATGCCCGCCCATCTGCCGACAGCTTGCCGGGGTTGACGATCTCAATCCCGATGGCGAACGAGTTGCAGAACCGGCGACCCTTCCAGACAGATTGCCCAGCATGAAACGCGCGGCGATCCGTGCGGACCATCTGCGTTATGGTCCCGTCCAATTCGACCACGAAATGGGCCGATGTCTTGCAGCCCTTGCTGGCGAACCAGTTGACGGACGAGAACTTGTCGAGCCGCCCGGCCGTGTCATGCACGACGATCAGGCTAGGGGTCAGAGCCGCCCCCGATGAGGTGGCAGGGACAAAACGAACGCCAGATAGGCGTCCATTAGTGATTTGCATGGACGCCTCCAGAACGCAAAACGGCCACCCTGTTTCCGGGGCAGCCGTCGCTATGTTACGGGTTTAGCCTGATTTGCCTCGAAACGCAACTTTCCGCTTGACAAATCGGTTCTACGGGCCGCTCGGCGTAAATGCCTCACGCTCTTGGCCTACCCCGTCCATCCATCCGCCCTCGGTGTCCTCATCCGGTTCTGGGAGAAATGGCCGTCCGGCTGCTGAAAACTCAAGATCAGCCGCCAGATCGTCGGATACTTCCATCGTCGGGTTTGTCTCTACTGGACCACCAAGGCGCATCATTCCGGCTGGACGGCTGACCGGCGCATCATCGGGTTCCCAGCCCTTGGCGTCCGCGACAAACTCACTCAAATCTGCCTCGGCGCCCTTGGCCAGAAGTTCCTCCCGAGCCCCGGCCCATGCCCGGCGAACGCCCTCGAACGGATAGACCTTGTTCCGGCCCTTGGTCAGCCGGAGCGCTAATTCCTCGGCAACCTCGGGGGCGGCGGCTTCAAGCTCCTTCATCAAGCCATCGGTCGGCATGATGTCCTTTTGTGCCCAGCCGGGGAGACCGACCGCCACCAGGGCGTTCCGGGCTTCCCGCATGGACAAGTCCTCAAGGATCTCATTGACGATCTTCTGCTTGGACGGTTGCAAGACGATCTCTTCGGCGTCGTCCCCGGCCTTGTAGATTTCTTTGGAGGTCATGTTGCCCTTGTAGAGCCGTCCCAGAACCATCTCTTTCCGGATTCCGGACATGGCCGACATGACCTGCTTGGCCCGGTTGAGGGGGTTGATGTCCTGTTCCTTTTCGGCAAACTCGACCTCAAGGATGGCATAGGCCCTCTGATCGTCAGAGACGTTGGCCAGGAGATCGCGGGCTTCAGCCCCACGGCCTGAGTTGCGCAGAGACTTGTAGCCTTCGGCGGCAGAGGTGTATTCGCCGCCCTCGTTTTTCATCTGCTTCCAGAAGGTCTCAGAGGATAGAGACCCACGGCCGGCGCGGCGGGTGAACCGCGACAGGATCACAGTGTCCTCGAAAGACTTATCTGCGCGCGGACGATCCGACACGCCGGGGAGCGGCCCACCCAAAGCCTCGTTGGCCATGGGCAGAACGGCATCCGATACGGTCTGAATGTCCCGCCCGATCGTCCCGAGCAACCCACCCATGAGGTGGTCGACCTTCTGCGGCGACATACCGGTAATCGAGCCTATCATCCGACCCATCTCCGACGTGTAGGCGCCGAACTGTAGTTCCGGTGGGAGTTTGGAGAGATCCATCGGGACAATCTCACGGTTCCGGAACGTATCGATGCCCGTGACCATCTCATAGTAGAGGTTGGCCACATTGACCTCATGCGGCGGAACCATGGTGTGCTTGAGCGACTGCATGAACTTCTCGCCCGCACGTGGATCCTGCTTCACAACCCGATCAAACGCGCCCTCGAATATCTGCGAGAAGATGGCGAGATCGAACGGTTTCGGGAAACGATACCACGTATCCCCGATCTTAAAGAACCAATGGGTGGCCTTCATGTAGTCATTGAACTCTTCGTATTCTTCGTCGTCCTTGTAGAGCATGGACAATGTTAGTCCAATCATCCCAAGCACAACCATCTTGTTGAACGTGCGCGCGGCCATCGGGAGGCCCTTGCGCTCGGCCACTGACAATGGCGTGCCGTTCGTGGCTTTGATGTACGGGGTAATCAGAGCCCGGTATCCGGTGAACGCATCCCGCTCCCCCGTGAAGGCGCGGCGGGTTGAGTCGAGACCTTGAAGTGCGGCATTGAGGAACGCCACAATCCGAGAGACTTCCATCGTCTTAGACCCGCGCCGTGAGAAGTCGATCACGTCATGGGCGGCATAAGCGGCCTCGAACGCGGCTTCCTCTTCCGACATCCCGTCCGCCTTGGCGCGGTTGAAGGCCGCTTCAAAGTGACCAAACCGCGTCCCGGCTTCCGTGATCTCCATAGCCTTAAGCGAACGCTGCCAGACTTGCCCGATGCCCGACTTGGCCGGGACCGCAAAGAACCCCTTCGTCCGCAGCGTCAGAACGTCGTGCTTGTTGGCCGCCTGATCGATGAGGTTGGCGTCGACACCACCCATGAGCCCGGCGAATGCGGCGTACCGCTTGCCGACCGCATCACTGGTCAGTGCGCTCTTGAGCCCCTTCGCGCCCGTGACAAACGGAACGAAGTTGTCGGACAGAACCCACGTCGACAACTGGTCTCTGAGGTAGTTCACCAGCACGTAAGACGGGGCCTTCGTAATGCCGGCCCGGAGCGCCTGAGTGCCAAGCGCTGCGGCATCGACAAGCGGGTTAGTATCGTTGGAGCCGAACGCCTGGAAGCCCTCAAAGATGTCCTTTGCAATCTCATTGTCGCCCATGCGGATGGGAATCCGCTGGCCACCTTCCCAGAGGTAAACAATCGGTTCACCGGCTTCAGAGATGTCCGTCGACTGGAAGATCGTTTTAGATGCTTCCCCGTCGAACAGGAGATCGATGGTATCAAGCAACATTTGCTGATCGTCCATCGACAGGCCGGACTGCATGGCGGTGAGGCGCATGGTGTCCCGCATCTCGTTTTGTGCGTCTGCCAGGAGGCTATCCCGATCGGCCTTGTCGAGACCTGTCCGGGCCAATGCTCCACGCAGCGGCTTGGCGAGGCTCGCCACGTCCGCCACCCGGATGCGGGTTGCCTTCATTTGCTTGGCCGGGATCCGCTCGGCAATCGCTCCACCGCCCGGTCCTGCTGCACGCGCCACCCGATCCATGGCCCCGATCACCCGATTCATTTCAACACGCTGCTGTGTCGCGAACATATCTTGGGCGATGGTTTCGAGCGGGTTGATGAAGTCCCGTGTCGAGCCCTGGAAGCGATAGATCAGGCGGCGCTTGTTCGCGTTTGAACTTCCACCAAGCATCGACGGTGTTCCGGCGTCCATGATGCGGTTCAACGGGGTGTAGTCCACCCGGTTGCGGTATTCGTCAAACTGCTCTTGCGTCAGGAACCCGGCCTCGAACTTGTATCTCAGAAGCTCTTGGCCGAACCGATACATGGTCTGTGCCGCGCGCTTGAACTGCGGGTATTCCTTTTCGAGTTGTGCCGTCGACTTCTGCCAGACATCCCGCGAGATGATCGTGTCGGGGACGTTCTCCAATTCCCCACGATCATACCGGCTAAACTCTGCCAGCATCCGGCGACCGATCAAGTAAGAGCCGAACATCTCGGCCATGTCGTCGTTCCACTGGCCCCGGCGAGACCCGCCAAAGGCTTCCGTGAGCGCATCCCAGTAGGACGGGCCGGATGGATCGATCTGACCCTTGTGGACGATGCCGAACTGCAAGGCCGCCGTGGCGTGCGTCTTGGAGTGTTCTGCCAGACGCCAGAGCTTGTAGGGATCGTGCAGGGCCTTGACCACGGCCCGCTCGCCCTTGCCGAGCTTCACGCCGGAGTTTTCGACGGCCTTATCGATCAGGAATTGAACCGCCTTTTTCATCGGGTGACGGGCATCGAACGCGGCATGGTAGAACCCATAGAGCCGATCGCCCATGGGCCGCCAGATTTCGCCGGAGAAGCCCGAGATCATCGCGGCTACCTGATTGCCGTCGCCTGTCCGTCTCGCCGTCTCCGCTGCAATGCGGCCCGCCTCTGCGGCTTCTGAGAGACCGAGGCGGATGGCCTCGATAAATCCAGGCTGTACCGTCGATTGCACGCGGGCACGGACGGCCGAGACCGGGGCGGCCTTGGCGAGCGCGCCAACGCCTTCCTGCACCATTTGGAACCGGGTGAGCATTTCCGGCTCGGCTGCGTCCAGCATGTCCTCGAAGGCATCGTAGAAGCCACGGGACAGAGCTTGCGCCTGTTTCGGGTTGGTCAGGTAGATGCGGAACCACTCGGCAAACCCTTCCGACAATTCGACATCTGTCGGCGGGATGACGACACGTGGCGTCGGCTGGCCTGATTTGGAGAAACGGGTTGCGGCATAGGCCGGGGCGGTTGCCCGGTCGACCGGCATCAGGTCGAGCAACACAGCATCGGCGCGATCGGCTCCAAAGCGGCGGACCAGGGTTTCACGATTGCCCCCGGCGACGCTCTGGAACTGCTCGTACATCGGGGTGATCTGCTGGAACCGGGCTTCTTGCTGGCGGGACCGGGGGCGGGATTTCAGAACCGCAAGCTCTGCTGCCAAGGTTCGCATCTGCCGCTCGGCATCCACCGATTCGATGGCAAGCCGGATAGAGTCCTGGTCCAGTTCGATGCCGGAGAACCCGGTTTGCGGGAACATCGGCACCGGAGCGTTAGCTGCCGGGGGTACGGTCAAATCCTCGGCAAACTGCGTCTTGATCGCGGACAAGTCATCGCGGACAGAGGCGCGGATTTCGAGCGCATGGCCGCCCTCATGGGCAAGCGTGGCCATATCGTTCTTGAGCGCAAGCCGGACCACGCCCGTTGCGCGGTTGGTCTGCCCCATCATTTCCCCGCCCATCTTGCGGGCGGCACGCTTCATGTCCGGATCGAGACGGCCCTGGCGTGCCATACCTTCAAGATCGAGGGCTTTGACAGTATCGGCTACGACATCAGAAAGCCCCTTCTCAGGGGCTTCGGTTTCGCTGTTCGGATACTGCGGGTTGGTGCCAATACCTAGAGGCTGGTAGTTGCCCCACTTGGCGAGAGAGGCAAGGATGTTGTCGGGAAGTAAGCCCGTATCTCTCCCCCCTGCTAGAGAGAACATGAGGTTTGCACTATCCGACTGTGCAGGGTCAAAGGCAGCATCTACGCTGCGGATGTTTCGGGTGTCTAGGACGACAAATTCCTCATCCTCTCCACGGCGGTTCTTAACCGCTATGCTGTCATAGCCTGCATCCTTGAGCGCCTGCGTCCACTCTGCCGTCTGCCGGAGAGACAGCCCGTCTCCCGCCGTTATGGTCGTGTCCGCAGATGGGAAAATCGCCTCGATCTTGGCGATCATGTTAGGGTCGCGATCATCAAACACGAATGTCTTCTTGGCTCGAACGTAGAACATGCCCACAGGGCCGTAGCTTTCCGCCACCTCTGGCAATGCAGAAAGGTAGATCCCGTTTCCGTAGAGTCCTTTACGTGCCGACCCGACTTTTTCTAAATCAAACGCCTTAATGTCTCGAATGTTGTCATCGCCACGGAAAAACACGCGCGAAGTGTCAAATCCCATGCTCTGGGCGCGGTGACGTTTAGCCGCCTGCGACATATCTAGGTTGTTGGTTTTTGTCGTGGCTTTACCAGACTTGGCGTCGCGCGATGGTTGCGCCTCTCCAAACACGTCAGAGAAATCAACACCTAAGTCTGCGCCGGATTCAAGCAGGTCTCTAGCTTTTGCATAGCGGCGTGAAATTGGCGGCATAGAGGTTTTGTAACGCTCTACAAACTCTTGCAGAGACGCCATAGCCTTGTCTTTATTTCCTTTCTCTGCCAAATGACGCGCCGCTACATGCCTCGGGTTGACTGGATCGTATGCAATAGAAGGAGTCGGCGCTCTCCCCAGTTCTTCAATTCTTCTATTGAGTGAGTCTACATAGGATTGGGGGAGGGGACAGGACGATTTGATCGGACTCCGCAACATCATAGTCAAGCCACGGGGGGCGGGCGCTGCGCTCATCTGCGGTTAGGCCTGCCCGCGCCGCTGTTGCACGAGCTTCAACCTCGCCTGCCAGTCGATTGTAGATGTGATACCCACTACCGCCCATGGCCTGTTTGGAGCGCAGAGCCTCAAACGCTGCATCGTCTTTGGCCAGCGCGATGGACTTTTCGTCCATTGGGCGATCGTCAATGTCGGTAAAGGGACGCGGGTCTGACTGATCGGCTGCCCAGTCCCGCCGCCATGCCACGTATTCATCAACCCCCATCTTGAGGTGAGCGGCGGCGCTGCGTAGCTCGCTGGCCTGGACAAAGCGCCGAGCCTGTATGCCGGTCAGCCGTTTGGTCGGCCCCTTGGTTGACAGATTGCCACCAGCGGCAAAGTCTTCGCGATCCTGAATGCCATGCTGGATTTCATGCAGAAGAATGCGCCGGATGGCTGCTGCGTCAGGCCCCTCGGCAAACAATGTTTCGCCCGGTGCGCTCGATTGATACCCGCTTGTGCGCTCCGAGAGGCGCGTTCTCGCGCCAGAGGCTTGCATATCGGGGTATGCCTCGAACACGCCAGAGGCATCGATCACGTCCACAAGATCGCCAGAACGACGACCAGTCAGCGCGGCCGAACTGTCATCAATCTCAAACCGCCACTGGCCGTCAACGCCACGGAACCAGCCCGTCGACTTCCAGATCGCCTCGCGTGGTTGCCCGTTGACCTCCATCTTCTGAGCGTCTTCAAGTGCGGAAAGGTTTGCTGTTAAGGCCGAGGGGCCAGCGAACGACGCCATGACGTTCTCAAACATACCGCCCGGCTGCTGCTCTGCCTCTTGTGCAGCGGAAAGGATCTCTGCCTTTTCTTCTGCTTCTACAGGTTGGCCGTTGACTGAGACAATCTGGACAAGGTTCTCATCGAACACGACTAGGTTTCGGTTGCCATCGCCACGGGCGCGCGAGTCTGCGTCAAGATAGCGAACTCCGACCACGCCAGCGGCTTTTAACTTCTCAGCCGCTTCGACAGGATTTTTTGCAAGCAAACCGTTCATAAAGGCTGGCCCAACGGGTTGCCCCTTGGTGACGACCCCCTTCCACTCGTGCGGGCCTTGATCCCATCCATCTCCTAAAATGGACTGCATTCGTTTGTTTACAAAATCGCTTTGCTCGGCGAGCGGCTTATCCCAGTCCAAGAAGCGCTCTTCGTCAGCATCAATGCTAACCTCGTACAAGTGGCCGGGGGGCTCCATCACGTACTGCTTCGACAGCTCGGCGTGCCGACGATCTTCTGGCGAATTTGCAAAGATGTCGTCAATTCTTTTTAGTGCAAGCTGCGTGTCACCGTTTGTAAAATCAAGCGCTTCCTTGGCCTGATCCATTGCAGCATGATTTCTCGGATTATTGCCAAGGCCGAGATGTACTCGATACCACTTCGCTATGCTTTCAGATTCAGCAAAATAGAACCCGTATCCATAGGCTTGCGCTCCTTCTCCGGTTCCGATCCGATCCATGCGGAACTTGCGGAACGAATGCGGTGAGCCATGGTAGGCCCGGATGGCAAACATCAGGCCCTTCGGAACGAACGTCCCTCCCATTCCCTCAAGTGCTGGATCGCGCTTTCCGATGGCCCCTTCATCTATAGCCTGAAACACATCCTCTACAGTCTGGAAGCCTAGACCTCTGAGGGCGTTAGAGAGGCGTTCAAGGAACTGCGCAATCCGGTCAACGATGGCGTCGACCTTCGTTCCGTAGGACTGGCCACCCATCCGTTCGGATACCAGAACCGCGACGGCCTCTTCATCCAGCAAATCTTGAAGGATTGCTTCATCCCAAAGGTTGATGGATTGGAGCGAGGCCACCCGGTCTACCGGATCGAACCCAAACATCTCGACCAGCTTTGTCTCAACGTCCGCCCATGGCAGTTTCACGAGATCCACAAACCCGCGACGGGTCAGCATCTCTTTGGCGACCTTGGCGGCGTAACTCTGGCGGTACTCGACCAGCTTGTCCTGGCCAATGTCGGAACGGACACGGGCCTTGTTCGCCGCTTCCGTCAGGAGCTTCCATTCGGCGTCTGTGATGAGCCCCAGATCTCTCAGGGCGTGGATTTCCTCATGCCGGATCGTCGTCAGTGCGTTATCGAGACCGCTTTCTAGCGCAATTTTGATGAGCTTCCGGCCGCTGTCGTAGTAGCCGTTCAGTTCATACTTGCCGATCTGGATACGGTTCTGAACCTCAACCTGAACGCCCTTATCCTTGATGCGCTTTGCGATCCTGAGAAGCTCGGCCTCGAACTCGCCGCGCTTGGCGTCAAATGCCGGAGTTGTGACTACACCCGGAGCGTTGACGCCGATGCGGGCTGCAACGTCGTCACCGAAATAGACATCCCGCTCCATCCGCTCCCGGTTCGCCAGGGCTTCAGGATCACGGGCATTCCAGAATGCCTTGCCATCTTCTGAAAGGGTTTCGACAGGTGGCGGGAGGAAGCGGACACCCGTCGTCGCGATGTCGCGCTCGATCATGTCGAATACCGTCGTGGCAATGCCCCGGCCCTGGTATTCAGGATCGACGCTCATGTTCTGCACTGAAACCGCAAAACCGTCCGGGGCCGCATCGGTGCGTAGATAGAACCGGCCAATCTGAGTTTCATCAGCGGCCGACATTGTTGGAACCACCTCGCGTGAGGTCCGGGCACGTCCGCGATGGACGGTATAGGTCAGCGTGCCATGGCCAGCACGGGTTTCCACCCGGTATTCTCCCAGGATGATACGGGGAGGGATGGCCACCATCTTGAGGTTTTGGGTGAACTCGAACCAGTCGTTGACTGCACGGGTAGTTGCGAGCGACATCATCGCATCTTCTAGCGCGACATCCTGTCCACTTGCCTTGCGATTTTCTCCCGTTTCGCCTATATTCTCAGTGGAAGGAGACCCCGCCATGAGATACTTCGATTGGGATGGTTCGCCCGCAGTGGTGGAGGCCGACAAGGCAGCGGTGGTCAAGTCTGGCGACTGGTTGCTTGCGAGCCCTGAGCCCATACTCCGTGCAGCCTGGAGAGAGGCCCCCGAGGTCTCGCGCGACGAACTCTCGGCACTGTACCCCGCCGCCGACCTCTCGGCCGCCGAAGCCTTGCTGACCGCCAACTCCTGAAAGTCCATCGGCATGTCGGCAACGACTGTCGCGTAAAGCTCCCTCTGTAGCGCCTGTAGACGCGCCTTGGTGTCGTCATCGACGCCCTCGGCGCGTTCTTGTTCATAGAGCTTATGGCCGCCCCGGTTTTCTTTGGCGTCATACATCCCCGGTGGCCACATCTGCAACTCGGCCACAACGCCATTATCGAGGATCACCATCAGCTTGCGGTCAAAGTAGCCGGACGGCGTGACGGCCCACCCTTCATCCACGATCGCGAATCGCTGCGCCAAGGCATCCACCATGGCATCGGAAACCGCCCGCGACGGCACGGTGAAGCCCGCTCGCGCGAGGTCTGTCAGGTTCCAGGCTTCCCGGCCTTGCAGCTTTTCTTCGGCTCGTGCGCGGCCCTTCGGCCCTGGATCGGCAATCGGGACGCCGAACTGATCGGCAATCTCTTTGGCAAATGCGGTGAGTTGTGCATGAGCCTCAACAGCGCGGGGGTAGAGCGCTTCGAAGTCCGCGTCGCCCTGTGATTTCTTGATCGCCAGTTTCAGATCGCGCCAGTCCTTCGGATCGAGCCCTTCGGACAGGACCGGCTTGCCCGGCTTAGGCATCAGGTCCGCTGCGTTGACCGGCTTCCGGTTCAGTTCCGTGACAACCGTTTCCAGTCTCTTGCGCTTGTCTACGAGCTTATCTGTCTGTGGGAACGGCTTAGGTGTTGCCGCTTCCTGCATCTTGGGAAGGGTGTCTTCGTCGCGTGCGATGTCGGCCGACACCTTTGCCGCGTAGGCCGGAACACCTGTCAAAACCCGAACCCAACGCTGGATCACCTGTCCGGGGTCCGCATCCTCTCCAAGCACAAATGCCTGATCGGCTTGGTAGGTGGCCGTTCCCTCGATGATCGGCATGACTTCAACGCCGCCGATCGTCTTTTTAACCTCGGCCCGCATCGCAAACGATGAGATTTCGCCAAGGTCAACCGTAGTCTTATACCACTGCTGGCCAGCCCCTAAGAGATAGCGCTTGACGAACTCGCCTGCTTTCTTGCGGTCATCGACAACCGTGGGCTTGCCCGTGGTTTCCAGTTTGACCTTGAAGGCATCGCCCCGCATGTCTTCAACGCGCGGAACGTCCTGCTCGTACTGGACGTTGAACGCCTTGAGTGAGGCGACCTTATCTTGCAGGGCCTTGGCGCTTTTCGCGGCGGCCTTCTGCGACGTGTAATGGGCGCGCTCCGCAACTTCTAGCTTCCTCACCTCCCGCTCAAGTTCGGCCCGTTCAATAATAAGCGGGTTGCCCGTGGCGGCGGCTTTTAATTCTGCGGCTTCCGGCAGCGGCGGCGTGATGTCCTCCATGTGGCGAACACCGGCCGCACCGGCATATAACTGGCCGATAAACTGCGACTTGCGATCAAGCAACTGCCAGCGGTAGGCGTCGAAGCTCTTGACCGTGATATAGCGGAATATCCGCACTTCCTTGTTCTTGTTCCCCTGCCGGAGAATACGCCCGTCCCGCTGTTCCAAGTCTGCCGGCCGCCACGGGGCGTCAAGGTGGTGCATGGCGTAAAGGA